TACCAGGAGTTATAGGTAATTCCATAAATCGATTTAATAAAGTATTAGTAAGTCTAACAGAATAAGCATGTTGTAATTCTTCTTCAGAATCAATTGTTAAAAGTATTTCAGGTGAACCCTGTTGTATAGGAAGATGAGTAATGTATTTTATAGAATATTTCACCCTATTAGTATAATAAATTTATTTTATAAAAACAATTATGAAGGAATTCTTATGTAAGATCCTGATATTCTATAACCACTTCCAGTAAATGAAGCTGCTATATTGTAATAAGCTCCAGCTAAACTTACAGACATAGTAACTCCTGGAGCTCCACTTAAACGTTTTTGATAGATATCTGCTATAAATTCATTTCCTCCACCATTGTATGTCCCTATAAAATACGAAGAACCACCTACAATAGATGAATTAAGTATTGATCCTGATGTGGCTGTCCAGCTTAATTGATAATGAACAGGAGCATTTGTTGAAGTATCAGTAGCAGGGATTTGTAAGAATAGTGTATTTAAAGGATTACTACCAAAACTATAATTAAAAGTTGTTGGTAAGGATGATATTAAGTTAGTATTATTAACAATTAATGAACCAGTTACATTAATACTTCCACTTACTAAAGTACTACCTGTTATTTGTAGAGCGTATCCATTACTACTCCCACTGTCTTGTATTTCTATTCCAAAATCAAATGTTGACATATTATATTCTTATCATTAAAACTGCTCCATTTCTATAAATTCCTCCTAAAGGAACACCATTAGCTGCGGCGGAAGCAGAAGTAGGAAAATTCATTGAACTTGATACTCTAGGTAATACTATTGTACCATCATTTTGACTACCACCATTTATTTTAGTTAACACTACTTCTAATAAATTAGTAGCAGGGCCTGTTACATTTCCGCCCCCTACAATAAATGGTCTATAACCAACTGTATTGTATATATTAGATTGTTCTATATTTCCATGTCCTACTACAAATTGATAATCAGCACTTGCTGTGGTTTTAAATCCAGCGGCATGTGATGCTTGATTTTTAGCTACTGTTGATTCTCCTTCAGCATGTGAAAATTGTCCTATTGCTGTTGTAAAACTACCTTCAGCATGTGTATAATCACCTAAAGCTCTTGTAGTATAACCTTCAGCATGTGAACCAAAATTTGTAGCTATTGTAAATCCACCTTCAGCGTGTGAAAAGCTTCCAGATGCTATTGTACTTCTACCTTCAGCATGTGAATAACTTCCAGATGCTATTGTTAAATAACCTTCAGCATGTGAATAACTTCCAGATGCTATTGTATTTATTCCTTCAGCATGTGAATAATTTCCTATAGTTGTAGTGGATTCTCCTTCACTATGAGATGATACGCCTAAAGTTGTAGTCTGAAATCCTTCAGCATGGGAATAATTACCCTTAGCTGTTGAAAGTCCTCCTTCAGCATGACTGTAAAGTCCAGAAGCTGATACTGTATTTCCATTAGAAAATGAATAACTACCAACTGCTATAGAATTTAAACCAAATGCAACTGATGATAATGATGAACTATTATTAGCTCCTATATTAACTGAAGATGTAGTTGAATTACCAACAGATGTTACAGATTGTAAATTTTGATTAGTACTATTTGCTAAATTTAAAGTTCCAGCAGTTTGATTATAACCATTGAAAAATGTAACAGTATTACTTGATATAGAAGCAGATGCAAAATTTCCACTCGCTGTACCTCGTAAAGATCCTGTGGCTCCTGCTAAAAATACTGCTGAACCACTAAAATAACTTGTATATGATGCTGAATCAGCTGCAGTGAACCAAGTTCCACCAAGTATTAAATGTGGATCGTCATTTTCTAATTTTTCTATTGAAAGTAATGATCTTCCATTAAGTAAAGGTTTACTATCTGGTATATCAGTCGCGCTTGATGATAATCTAAAATGCATACGAGGAGAATTATACTGTGGTTCATATGCTAGTATATTACCATTTCCATTAGCAAAATTTAGAGCTAAAAATTGTTTAAATCCAACACCGGGTTCTTCTCCTCTATAAATTCTTATTCCGTTTAAAAAATTATCTCCAGTAACTACTTGTAAATTTCCATCAATATTAGTTGTAGAACCACTTAATGTCACATCACTATAGAAAGTAGTAGGTAAATAAAAACTAGCTGTTTGAGGACTAGTTCCATTACTACTAGTTATTGAAAAACTACCTGTAAATTGAAAAAATCCACCTCTTCCAACAGATTCACTTAAAATAGTAAATGAATTAGTAACATAATTTGAATAAGTAGCGTATAATTGATAATTAGTTATATTAGAAGCACTTAAAGCATAACTAGCAGTTCTAGCATTCATAGCATATGAAGCTGTAAATGTACCTAAGTCTTTAATTTCAATTCCACCACCATTAGATCTTGATAATATTAAACTATTACTTTGAAAATAATGTGTAGTATAACTAACACTTTGTGATTGTAAAGCAGCGTACTGTATATTATTATCACCTTCTGTAAAAGTAAGAGGTGATCCTTTGACGTTTCTTAATACTAATGAACCTAAATCTGGCATAATTTATTATAAATATTAAAAATTTTTATTTTAATGTTTGTATTTTAAGACCTACAGGAAGTAAAGATCCAGCTGCATTTCTAATTGATATTATATAGATATTATCACCTAAATCTTGAGAACTAGTTTCTATTCTAACTTCAGTTGATTTAGTTGATTTATTAGCATATTTTATTTTAACAGATTTAATACTACCTACAAAAGAATATGTGTCTTCTGGGGATTCTAAGTCTTTTATTTTTAAATTACCTGGTTTAGTTTGTCTTACATAGTAGTATCCATAACCATAACTAGAAGCTAATAGATTTACTAATGCTGTATCATCATAGTCTTGAATGTCTTCCCAAGATTCTCCATCTCCTGTTTTATTTATGTAGTCTTTTAATCCATCTGCTATTCTTTGTGGATTAATACTTAACATTTCAAATAATTCTTTTGTTAAACTATTGTCTTTTATAAATGATTCTTGATCAAAAACTGGTCCATCAGGTGAGTCTTTAACAAATTTAACATTACCACCATTGTAAATACCAGTTCCTTTAGGATCTTTAATAGACAAATAATAAGTAGTATTAGGAGCATCAATAGTAATATCAGCTATTTTTTCTCCAATGTCTTCAGGTCCATCAAAACTTAATTGACGTTTATTATTTCCAGTTCCTGTTTGTCTTACATCATCTGGTGTAATTTCTTCTGAGTTTAATTCAAGATAATCAAACAGTTGAATCATTTCTGGATTATTAATGTCTCTTTTTTCTTTTCCTGCTGCTTCTTTTAAAGCTAATAAAAATTCTTTTTCGTATTTTTCACCTTTATTTGCTCCTGCGGCTAAAACAATACCTACAGGTCCGTATTCTGTATTAAAAGAATACATTGAAAATTTACTACTTCCAAAATTACCAATATTTGGTTCTACTTTTGGTGGAACTATTTGAATGTCAGCGTTTGGATATAATTTATTTAATAATTCTTCAAATTTTTCTTTAGGAACTTGCTTTAAATTTCCTACTCTATTATTTTTTTTCATAGTAGTAAAACCATACTCAGCATTTTCTGGACTAGATATAATTCTTTGAACTACTTTAGCTGAGTTAGTATTCATACTAGCTTCAGTTAATAAGATTTGACTTACTAATGTTCTAAATGTATGAGGAAATTTATTTTTTAATTCTAAAAGAATTGATTTTTTTTGAATTTTTGATTCTTTTAATGGAGCATTTGTTTCTTCTTCACCTGCTGGTGTTTCAGTTGATGTTTCTTCAGCGCCAGCAGCAAATGGATTTCCACCTGCTTCAGTACCACCATCACCACTTAAAGGTTCAGGAGATGCATTTGAAATATTTTCAGTAGTTTCACCATTTGGTTCTGTTCCTAATGGAGCACCCATCATTAATAATCTAGCTATAGCATCAATTGCTCTTCCTCTTTCTCCTATGTTTAATAAATAGTATTTTTTACCACTTACTTTAGCCATCCATGTTCTTCCCATGTAAATCATGTAAAAAAATTGATTATTATGTAAAATAATTTTAAAAGTAGTAGGTATTGGAGCAATAATATAAATACCTGTAATATAATCTAAAAAATCTTTAGTTAATAATGTTTCTAATGTTTCTTTTAAAGTAGGATATGAATAAAGTATAAATCCTATTGGATCTTCTTCAAAAGTAGGTACTAATTGTTCATCATGAGGAACGTCATCCGCAAACTTTTCTAAAGAGTCTTTATCTTGATTCCTTTCTTGTTGGAATTTATCAAATTCTTGAGCAAAAATCTTTTTAAAAGTTTCTAAATTCATTAGTATCCTGGACCTTCTTGACCGCCTGTTATGATATTTATTTGATTGTCATTTCTTTTTTGACTATGAGCTTCTTCACCATAAAGATAACCATAAACTGATTGTAAATAATCTTCAGCTTTAGTTAATTTAGCTTGAACCCAAGCGTCTAATTGTTCTTCAGAATCAATCATATCACATAATTCTGTAGATAATCTTTTAATGTTATAAAGTTGACTGTGAGCCATATCAGCTTCATCATCTGATTGCATCCAATCATCTTCATTCATGTTTTTAGCAATAGCCATTCCACGTTTTTTTTCATATGGTGATATTATATCATCATTATTTAAATCTGATTTTTCAGCATTAAATTTTGCTTCATTTATCATGGCTTGTTTTATACGCCATTCGTGTATATCGAAATTATCCTTCATTTGAGAATTCTGTTAGTGAGTTATGAAATTTTACTTTTGTAAATTGTTGTGAAATTTTATCTACTATAGACTTTATTTTTTCTTTGTTGTATTTTGAATTTTTATCTAAAGGAAATTCAATATTAACTGCGTCTTTAGCATGATATACTAAAGGTAATTTTTGAGTTTTTAATTTATGTATAGCTTTATCACGTAATTCTTCAGTGTCAAATACTAAACCTATATTTAAATCACTTTCTTTTTCTTTTGTTTTTTCTTCATTTAACACTGATTCTTCCATGAACCAATCTTTCATATGAGCTGGTACTAACCAATAAAGATCTTCATTTTTTACTGATTGGCCCATAACTGGCCAACTAACTTGATACATTTGAGGACCTGTTCCTACACTCATTAATTTTCCACCATCAGTACCTTTTTTAAGAATACTTTTTACAGCACTTGGAACTTCATCTAATTTTTTAGTTAAATCCCATTTACCTTTTTCAATTTGTCTACTAGATCTACCTCTTGTTGTTTGATCTAAAGCTGTTTTTAATTCTTTTGAAATATATAAAGCAAATTCTTTTTTGTCTCTACCAGCACCTCTTCCTCTTGTGTTTTTTCCTACTACTTTAGCAAACATTTTAATATTTTCAGAACCAATTGCTTCTTTTACCGCTGGATAATTAAATGCTATTACTTTAGGTATTTTTTTATTTGGATTATTTGGATCAGTTTTCCATTGATCACCAGTAAATGATAATTGAGGGAAATCAACTTCTTTAATACCAGCTAATTCTTGCATTCTTTTTACTTCTTCCATAGCTGGTCCCATCATAGTACTATCACCAGATGCTTGACCAGGGAATTCATCCTGATTAATATTATATTCTTCAGGTTCAATTAAATCAATATTAAATTTTTTCAAATATGGTTCTGCTTGTCCACTCCCCATAAATTCAGTTACTTCATCTGAGTCGCCATCAAAATATTGAACTAAGTCCTCATAAAGATTATCAAAATCCTTATCAGTCCATTTCATAATAATATTTTTATCACGATATTTGAAAAAAATTCTATTTAATTCATTCATACTTTTACTTGTTTGTGTCTACAAGTTTACGAACATTAGCATAAGTACTAGCTAGATCATCATGAGATTTTTTAATTTCTTTTAAAGTATCTTCATAATTATCATGACTCATATTATCATAGTGTGATTTCAACTCATTTTTCATTTGTTCGATTTCGTCCAAATAAGTATTATGTTGTTGGCCTACTTCGTAAGCTTTAGCAATTTCTTTCAAAGCGTTTGAAGCAGCTGATGTATCATACTCATAAAGACCTTTCATTCTTTCTTTAATTTGTTTACGATTACATCCAACTTCAGCTCCTAATTTGCCTTCTTTAGTTACTTTGTAAACACAGTTCTTTTTATCGCCTGTACCTGTTCTATATTGTGCCATAATGATATTAGTTTATGATAAATATTATTGGATTTTTTCTTTTTGTGATTTAATCCAATCTTTTACATCTTTAATATGTTCTGGAGTTAAACTATTTCCAACCCATTCATTTACTTCACCGTCTTCTGTTAAAGTTTTACTAAAACCTAAATTTAAAAAATCATCAAATTCCATTTCTATGTTATCTAACATTTGATTTAAATTAGTAGTGTGTAAATTTTTAGCATAGTCTTCAAATGTACCTTCTAATTTTAAATTACTTTCCATTTTAGCAACACATGTTGGACATTTATGTAGTAAATTATACATGTATTTTACATAATCACTTTTATGATCTAATAATCCATCACATTCAGGACAAGTAAGAGGCATATTAAATTGTTTTTTAAATTTACTTAGTCTAGGAATACTTCTTTTAATACCATTTTTGATAGTCCAAGTTTTACCTTGTTCTTCCCATGTGTCTCCTTCTTTTCTTTGAATGTTGTTTTCATAACCTATTTGGCTTTGTGTTTTATCACCATGTTTTTTCATGACAATATTTCTCATTCTTTGTACTTCACGTTCAGTAAACTGACGATTTAATAGTGTTTCTTTACTCATAACTTATAATCCAAATTTATGTAATTTTGTTATTGATTCTTTGGAATTTTCTGGGTTGTTTTTAATACCAGTTCCACCAGCATTAATAAATTCACTAACATTTTTACCCATATCATCTATTAATAAATAACCTGGTTTTGCTTCTGTGTGTTTGTCTTTTGCTTGTTTGTATACTCTACGATTTTGTGGAATATTTGTATGTTTATTTAACCACTCGTTTTTGCCTTTTTTAGCGTCTCCATTAGGATCTAAACCAGGACTTGATAGTACCCATACTTCAATATTTTTTTGAGGAGCCATTTTCATAACATAATCATAAAGTTCTTTTCTACCAGGATTCCAATCCATTCCTGACCAGTATTTGTCTGTTCCTTTGTTAATTATGTCCCAAGCTTTACTTGAACCATATTTTCCAATGTATTCTTTAAAATCTAATTTTTCTTTATTGTATTTTCTGAATTGATCATCAAAACCAGCTAATACTCCATCTAAATCAAAGTAAATTCTTGTAATTTTTGGATTTTTTTCTGTTTCTTCTTTCAATTTATTTTTTGGAGTATTATCATTTCCACATTTATGACAAACATATAAATCTTTTCCTCCGTCTTTCTTTTTCCAAGTCCAACCACAGTTGTCACAAGTTACAGTTGTTTTTGTTTCAGATTCATCTAATACATTCTGGAATTTTTTAGGTAATTTATTTATATTTACTAACTTAGTAGGAATTGTTTTTAAATTAGAATCTATAGCTTTATTAGCTCTATGATTACCATCTAAAATATATTTAAAATTATTTTGATCATCTACAACTACAATAATAGGATGTTTAAAATCAGCTTTATTTAATCTATCTGATTCAATACCTCCTGTATCTTTTTTAATAACTATTTTTTTAATTTTTCCAATAGGTGCTTGTATAATAGGATAATCTTTAATAATATCTAAAAGTTGAGGCAATGTTACTTTTTGGCCTTTTTCATTTTCCCATGATGTTTTTTTCCAATCATTCTTAGATTCATTTAATACACCAATTTTATAAATTTTTGGATTTTGTTTTCCATAGTCTCTCATAATAATACCAGCAATACTATTAGCATCATTTTCATGATCACTACCAGTTTCACCACTATTTGGTGTTAACATTCCCATCTCATTTTGCTTAGCATGAACTAATTCATGAGCTAATGTTCTATAAATGTCAACAATGTTCCTACTAGAAGGATTAATAAATATATGATGATCAGAGGGAACATAAGCCCCAAAGCTAGGTTGTTCCTCTCCGAATTCGTTTCGGATTTCCAACGTTGGCGGGTTTTCAATTTGGAGTTCTTGACAAGCATAAGACATAAAATTATTTAATAATGATTGAATATTCTCTTGAAATGATTCATTTAATGAAATTGTTTTATCAATTAACTCATTTTTTAAATCATTCAATTTATTTAAATAACCTGTGTTTCTTAAATCCTTAAATGCTAAATTCTCAACTGAGTATTCTCCGTTTTTATCTAATCCAGCTTGTCTAAAATTCTTTAAACGTTCTTGTATTATTTTTATTTGTTCTATAGATTTTTCAGGATTTTTATTTCCTGTTTTTAATAATTGATTTATTTTTTCTTTAAATGGTTTTGATTTTTTCTTAATATTTCCATCAGGAATGTTTATAGATTCATACTCTGGTTTCTTTTCCCATTCATCATTCATTACTGAATAAACTCCTGTTGAAGTGTGTGTTTCATTAGAATCTTGAACATAAATTTCAATAGGATGTTTACCAAGTTTTGGATCATGTGTATTATTCCAATTGTTTTTCGCCATATCAAAAAACTTTTTCATTCTTTCTGGCTCTTTAAACTTATTGAAATCAATAATAATATGTAAGTCTACATCTGAACTATTAGTATAATTGTAATTAGCTGATGATCCTGTTAAAACAACATCTTCAAAAGGTTCATCAGTTTCTAAACCATCCCAAAATATTGTAGCTATTTTTAATAATAATTCTTTTACTTGTGGATCTAATTTTTCACCATCAAATAACATTGGATTAAGTTGTTTTTTATTTTTGTATTCTTCTAACCAAACCCAATTTTTTTCTTTATTGTAATTATTGTCTTCTTGTAATGATTTTGGTTCAGGGTGATTTAATCCTAAAATTCTTAAAAAATCATCATATAATCCTTTTTGAATTACAGCATCAGGAACCATAGTTTTCACTGCTTCATAAGCATTATTATACTCATTAAGTTTTATAGTGTATTCTTTAGTTCCTTTTTGTTCTTGACGTAAAGCATCAAATGTAGTTTTTAACTCATCTAATAATTCTCTAGTTTGAGTTCCACTAACTCGTTCTCCACCTGTTACAAATTGATCTTCAATAACTTGTTCACGAACACGACCTGGAAATTTTTCTTTTAATACAGAAAAATAACCTTTTTCAATTTCTTCTTGAGCACCAGCTACATAACCTTCATGATTTAAATCAGCAAAGTAAGTAAATAAGTCTCCAATTGGTGAATTTTTTTGAGATACTGCTACTTTAATTTTTGGATTAGCATTTGCTTTTAAATAAAGATCCCAAATAGCTTTACTTTGTTGAGCAGATATTGGATATCCTTCTCGTTTACCTTGGCCTATTAAAACATTTACTTGATTAATATAATTTTTACCAGCTAAAAATTCAGCAGCGGCATAATGTCCTTTTGTTGGTGGTTTAAAACCTCCAGGATAATAACATGGTAAAGGAGGATTAGCTACATCTTCAGCTATTTGTTTTCCTATTTCTTTAGCGTCTATCATGGTTTTGTAAATGTTTTCACTGTACCTACTACTTCTTTATAGTCCATAGGTTTAATTATTTTTAAATATTTTTCTACTTGTTTAAATTGATCTTTAAGATTTTTAATAGCATCTGAGAATCTTTTTTCACTTTCTTTTTTTCTTTCTTCTTTAGCTTTTACTTCTTCAGGATCTGGTAGATCATCTGCGGTTTCAATGTCAGATGGTTTTGGTTTTCTAAAAGATGAATAGTATTTTGAAGGATCAGTTTGAATTAATTGTTTAAAATACTCTTCTAATTCATTTTCTGAGTAAGCTTTATTAAATTCAGCTACATCTTCTCTTTCGTTTGGTTTTAATTCAGTTTGAACTAAAGCAAATTCTAGATTTGGTACCTTTTTATAATTATCTATTAAACCATAAACTTTAGCCCAATTGTTTAACACAGCATCTTTAGGAAGTGTTCTGTCTCTACTAAAATTTCTTAAAAAACTAACAATTGGAGAAGCATAAAGCATAATCATCATTACTTTAAAACCAGCTTGTTGAGCTTCTTGAATAATTTTAACTGTTTCTTTAAAATTTTGACCAGTAGTATCATAAACAAAACTTTGTTTGTTTTTTATCGCGTCAGGAATAGCATTTTTTCTAATATCAGCTGAATTTTTAGCTATATTTGGTCTATTAGGATCGTCATCTGGATTATGAGTGTCAGGATTAAAAATTTTAAAATTTGAAGGTAAAAAAGGTGTTAAAGTGTTAGTAAATGTTGATTTACCAACACCTGCTCCACCAGCTAAAATAATGGCTTTTGGACCTCCGTATACTTCTAATAAAAGGGAACGTAGAGAAATCATGTCAGCCAATAAATATTAAGTTAATTTAATTGTTGTTGGGAAACTTTCAAATAATGGTTTTTGATATGGATTTTCTAGTAAATAAATTTCATAAATATTCATAAACATTCTAAAATATTCATCAATTGTTTTGTCAGGTTGAATAATTTCCCAACCATCACCTTGTATTTTGTCTTCTTTTTTACCTCTTTTAGATGATTTTAACCAAATAATACCAACATGTTCAATTTTTTCTTCAGGATAATAAGAATTCCACGCTTCAGCGTATGCACTTAATTGTAAATTATATGAAGTATGTAAACTATTTGATGTTTTAATGTCTAATAGCCATATTTTTCCATCAATTTTTACTACTAAATCACATGTTCCTGCGTATTTATGATCATGGTTTAATAAATGAATTTCACTAGCTAGTAATTCAGGTTTAATAGTTTTCCAAAAATCACTAAATCTTAAAATCATTTTCCATACATCTAAACTAAAATTAGCACGTCCATTTTCATCCATCCATTTAATTTCTTCACCATCTAAGAATTTTTCAATAGATTCATGAACTGTTGTTCCTTCTTCTGCTGCTTTTCTAACAATAATATCACTATTATGGCTAACATCTTTTAACCAACTTTCAAAAAATTTGTTTTTTGGATAAAAGTTGAGTACAGATGTAACTGATGGGTAGTATTCTCCATTTTCTGTTTTATAAAATCGTTGATCAAGGAAATTTATTTGTTCTCCTTTGTGTTCTACAACACGTTTTAAATAATGGTGTTTGTAGATGTTGTCATTTTTTTGAATACTCATAGATTTATTTTTTTAAGCATTAAATCACTAAATGTTAGTGGAAATGCATTGTGTAATTTTTCAGTAAAATGTTCAAAACCCATTTCACTAGGATCTTTATCATCCATGTCAACCAAATACACTTCTTTACCGTAATTCATTAGTGTTTGTGCGTGATTTAACGCGTCTCTTTGAGCGTCACAATCTAATGCAATATAAATTGTTTTTACACTAGACTCAACGAGTTTCTTCATTAAGGCAGTAGAAAGTGTCTTGCCAAAGAGAGGAATAGAATTCCTACGAACAGCCATGGCGTCAAACGATCCCTCAACAAGTATAATTGGCATCTCCCAATTGATGAGTGCCTCAAATCCAATAATATCATTTTTATTACATTTTGGTGTGTCGTACTTTCGAGGGTTATTCGGATCCATAGTGCGACTGATAAAATAGTTGATATTGTAAGTACTGTTATAAGAAGGAATAATAATACTATTAGCATAATGTCCAGAAGTTGCATGTCCTATATTGTATTTAATAATTTCAGTTTCAGTAATACCTCGTTTTTTCAAATACATTTTAGCTCTTCTAGCTTCTAAACTTGTATCTGCAATGAGATGTTTAAATTCTTTAGGTAATTCTACTTGATTATAGTCTTTTACTAAGTCTTGTTTTGAAGAAACACCTAAAATTGAACGAAGTTCAAATATTTTTTCTTTAGGAGTTTTTATTCTTTTAAATAAATTAGGTAATTGTAAACCTTTATTATGACATACCCAACAATTAAATGGATTTTCTCCTTTAAGATTAGTTTGTATTCTAATTTCTAATTTTGGTTTATGATGATTACAAAAAGGACAGTGAAAAGCATAATTTCCACTAGCTGTTTTTTTACTTTTACCTAAAACACCTTCTAAACAATTTAGTAATAGAATATTTTCCATTACCAATAATATAATAAATTAACTTGGAAGAACCAAATCTTTTCTGAAAAAATGTCCAGAAATGTTGTCATTAAAACTAAGTGGATCTTCTAAAACATTGTATTTAAATAAATACTTTAATTCATTGTATGTTTGAAGTTTTTTATTAGGACAAATTGCTAAAATTTCTCTTTTAAAGTTGTCTTTACCTTCTTGTTTTATATAATTTAAGAATTCTTTACTAGAACCCCAATAGTCTTTCCAAGTACTTTCTTTAGTAACAATTTTAGTTAGTGGTTTTCTACCTCTTCCTGTTTGTTCTAATAATTCTTTTTTACCAAGTTTTTGTTTGGTATTATTAAATAAAATCTTTTTTCCAATATAATATCGATTTGATGTTTTATGTGTTATTTTATACACAAAACCCAACGAATTTTCAGGAAAATCATTGATTGTATTATAATATTTTAAGTCATTTTTAAATTCGTACCACATTACCAGTCCATTTTAATTATAAAAGTCATATCTGTGTTATTTGATAAAGGAACAGGTTGAGCCATTTTAGCTATTGCTAAAAGTTGATTTGAATCATTATACAATCCTATTACTGACATATAAGGACTAAAATCTGATCCAGTAGCAAAATCTTTTATTTGGGTATCTGGCTGTGTATAATAACTACTTGTATATGGTGTTGGAAGTACACTACCTGTAATCCAATCTGATCCAGATAAATACACATAACCTACTGATCCTGTAGTTAAAGTTGGATTGTAACTTGTGTTAAATTCATAGTCTTTAACAACACATTTTATAGTTTGTTCATAAACAGGGTAAGTGTTATTTACCTGTAAATTATATATACTGCTGGTATTTACTGTAAATAATGCCATATTAACTACATACGTAATAACCTTGATTGTTTTGTGGTGTCACATCAGGAGTGTAAAAATCAGGAATGAAATAAGATGTTGTACAAATATTCGCTGTTATTAATGTGATAGGAATAATAGTTAATGTAGCTAAACCTTGTTCATACCACACATTCCCAACATAACTTGATTGACTTAATATTGTATTATTTACAGAACTAGAAATATTATTTCCTGACCATCTTAAATTGTATTCTCCATCATCATAAATTACTCCTCCACTAACTTCTAATCTAATACTGCCTGGTTGGATTTTTTCATAATAAATATTTTTAGGAATGTTTAATGTTAAAATATAATTTCCTATGTTTGTAGGAAAGTATTTTTCTGTTGTTACTCCATTTCCTAGTCTTTGTAAAGCATTATAATCAATATTTTGTTTTAAAGTACTATTTAAATTATTAGTTTGAAAATAAGAAGAAGTACTATGAGACTCAGTAGGATAAAATTCAGGATAATAGTTACTTAATACAGATTGATAAAGTAAATTTTCAGTTGTGTATTGATTTTTAGGAATACTTCCTGCTTTTTCTCCTATATTAAATTTTATATTATAAGAATTAAATGAAGCAGATACAATGTCATAGTGTTTATTCGCTTCATAAGGAGAAACAAAAACATCACTTACATCAAATCTTTTATTAAAGGTATCTGCCATGCCATTTTATTAGTAATCCAGTTTAATTCTTACAAGTGTTTCTTTTGTAAAGTCTTTTTGTAATGGTTTACTTAATTTAGCTACAGCTAATAATTCATTATTATCATTATATAATCCTACAGTAGTAATATAAGTTACAGGAGAATAAATTAATTGGTTATAAATTAAATTTCCATCACTGTCAATAATAGTTGGATTTGCTGTGTAATTATTTTCAGCATTTTTAGCTCTACAAAATATAAAATTTGAAGAAATTACTTCACTTGCTTGTAAACTAAAATTAGCACTAGAACTCACAGCATTAAATAATATTCTATTGTTATAATTATAAAATGGATTTGGTTCCGCTGTTAAAGAATTACTTGTGTTCCAACTTATACCAATACCTCCATCAGCTACAGATGCACTTAAAGCATTAGGATTTAAAATAATAGCTCCTAAATCAGGAAATACATAACCATATGCTCCCCTAGCAGTTCCAGTTGTACTGTAAGCATTTCCTTGACTTCCGCTTATTAAAGTATAATACTGAGTTGAATTAATAAATGTAGCAGAAGTTTGAATTTGACTATTGTCTGTTAAACTTAATTCATTTGCTCCATTTTTTAATTTTAAAGTTAAACTTCCCGGGTTAAAAGCTTGTTTATATTTACTTCTAGCTACAGAAATTACAGCAATACTGTCAGAACCTGAAGTATAATCAAAAGTAAATTTAGAATTTTCATCTCCTAAAACTAATGCTCTCCATTGTCCATAAACATCTTTAGTAGGAGTTGAGTATGGAGCTAAACTATTAAAATAATATGATCCACTTCCATTAACATGCCCATAAGCTAAAGCAAATTGATTAGTAGCAAAAGTATCAGTTGAAGCAGTTTGGTAAACATTTAAATAAAATCTACCAGTACTTCCACTTTCTTGAACAGAACTAGTAAAAAATGAATTTAATGTATAAACATTATTAGACCAAGCTGGAGATACTAGTATCTCATTGTTAATTGTTTGGTCATCTGGTTGTATAGTTGTAAAAGCCATTATTGTTTTTTCTTAACTGTGTATGGAATACTAATTCTAGCACCTGAATTTCTACCTAAAATATTAATAGTTGTTGTAACTTGAGTAACACCAGCTGGAAAAATATCATTTACACTAGTAGCAGTGATAGTGAATGCTGTACCAATTTGAGTAACACTTAAAGGAGCTCCTGATGTAGTTGGAACTGCTGTTGTACTTGGTAAAGCTGTTGTATCAATTCCTGTACCTGTAAAAGATGATTGTAAATTTTGATTAGAAATAGTAATTAAATAACCTAAAGGTTCAACAGTTTCAATAGTTCCTAAATAATTTAATGTTGTAGGTTGTAAAGTCACTGTAGCTCCTTGTTGTACACTAAAACTAGCTCTACCACCAACATTTAACACTGGTAGTCTTGAAGTACCTCTTGGTAAAGTTACTAATTGATATTTAAGATCTTGAGTATCATCTACAAAAGCTTCTAATAAAGGTAAACGCTCAATTGCTTCACCGTAAAAAGCTGATCCTGATGGATGGTTTGGATTATAAAGTGTATAATCAATTTCATCATCGGCTAATGCAAATTGAGTAATTCTAAAAGAACCGTCGTTTCGTGCTAATAATTCTCTACCTTTACGGGTTAGAACAGCGTCTATAGTAACAAATTCGTTATTTAAATATGCCATAATTTATGATAAATATTATATTAATAAGTTTTTCGATGCTAAATCTTGAACTATGTTTGAAAAATTTTTCTTTAATGTTGAAGAAGGATATTTAGGTAATATAAATCCTGGACCTTGGGAATCTTTAGTATTAATCATTATAAATCCAGGATCATCTGTTAATCGCCTTATAACAAAATAGTTTGTATCTACTAAACTTGGATTTTTATCTAATTGAACCCATAAACTTCCTAAGTATCCTGATCCATTATCTACCATACTAATAGATGCTGTAATTACTGTGTATATTTTACTTTCATCCCCATTAAATCTAAATTCATCATTTGGTTGAATAGTAAATAATAATGGATCACTAAATCCACTGTTTAGAGTTGTACCAGGGATATTTGGATTTTGTTGATAATTTTGGTACATATTTTGAAAGTTTAATGAACCTGTAATTATATAAGATCTAACTTCAAAATCAGAAGCTTGAGGATTATTTATGTCTCCTTTTATTTGTACATTAGCACTAGAAGTAGGATACCAATATGGAGTATATACAGTAGAAATAGCGGTATTTAAAGTAGTATTACTTTGTAATTTTATAATTGTATTATCATCAGATATAAAACCATTATATTGTCCTGTAAAACCACTTCCTAATCCAGCAAAATCAGCAGTTATATATATTTCATCACCTGCATATAAGTTTTGATTATTAGCTGATACAGTACCATTTAATGATCTATTATAAGTAGTTAAAGGAATTGTTGGAGCAGATACTGAATTAGTAGTTGTGTAAGTTGAAAGAATAGAAATTTTTGGACCTCTTTTTAAACATAGTTTATATGTTATATCTACATTATTTGAACCTCCAGCTGTATTTACTTGAACTGTAAAATAACCATCTATAGTTGCTGAAATGTTTACTTGGTTTGTTGGTGTTTCAGTTATTGTATATGTGTTAGTAGTAGGATTCCAGATTCCATTTAGTTGTTTTTGAATATTATTAAAATTAACAGTGAATGGATTATTATCATATCCTTTACTTATATCACCACTTAAACTACTAGTAAATGCTACTTCTGTAAGTTTAAAATCATCTGGAGTTTGAAAATTAATAGGTGAAAAATATCCTGGGGCTAATTTATTTGAATTTTGAATATTCCAAGATCCTGTATCTGAGTAAAGTATTGTTGAATAGGTTCTTAAAGGTCTATGTACTGTAGCTGATTTAGAAGATTGTTGGTAATAAGTAGCATTATATAATGTATAATTTACTTCATCATATGCTCCAAATCCTTGATCTACAATATCGTAGTACTCTGACCCAGTTGGTTCAGGTGAATATATTTTTCCAGTTTCATCAATTAAATATCTAATATGAAAATTATTAGTATTTTGTCTTTCAGGTAAAGTATTACTAGCCCAATCATAAAATAACATGTATGGTGTAGTTATTTCTACATTACTAAAAGACAAAGAAGGATAATTATTAATAAATTGATTAAAACCAGGAGCTATAAGTTTTACACCTTCTACTCTACTTCTATCCCAACTAGTTTCAGTTAATAAACTATCTTGAAATTCAACACTTCCGCTTTTTAAAACATTTATAGTTGATGGCTGGAATATAAATTCAACAAATAACCATGATAAAAATCCAGGACCATCAAATGAGTATAAACTTCCTTCACATGCATCTATAAGTATATTTCTACCGCCTGAAAGAGCATTAGGAATAAGTATTATTTGTATGTTACCACCACAATCTACATATGATAAATAATGAGCATTACTTACATCTAAACTATTTACATCATATCTTACACAAGTACATCTTGTATCTGGTTCTACTTGAGTATTAAGTTTTTTAAATTTAAATTGACTAATTATAGCTTTATCAACATTATTATTTAAAGCATCGTATCCTCCATATTGTTGAACAAATCGTGTTCCATAATAAGAATTAGAATTTACTATTGTGTATCCTGTTCCAAAAGTATGACCTATTTGATCTTTTAAAGCTACAATTTGAATTTGATTTAATCCACTAGAACCAGATGCTTGTTGTATATTATTACAATCTAACCAAGTAAGTAGTCCATCATACTGAATTGTATATTCATAACATTCTGTAGTTGATGTAAATGGATTTAATTGTTCATAAGCACTGTCTAAATTTATAGTAGAACCACTTATATTTCCTGTGTAAAAAGCTTCATTTAATGGAGAATTTCTTGAACAACAATAGTCTCCAGGATTAGATCCTTCAATAGTTACAACTTCAGTTTCACCAAAATACACAGAACTTGTACTAACATTAGGTTCATGTCTGGCTACTTTATTTCTTTCAAGAATATGAGGTTTAATTATCACACCACTAGACATGTCTGTTCTAGCTGGGGTGAAATCATTCAAATATCTAAATAAAGACTTATGAAAAGTCTCCATTAATATTAAAAAATCTTTATAATTGTAAGTGGTATTGTATTTAGTAAAATAATTTTCTTGTAATCTACTTAAAGCTTCATAACTAGAATCTGTAAGAGTTAAAGGATCTCCTATAATATTATCTAAATTATAAGTATTACCTAAGTGAGCTATGATATCATTATTAATTTGATCTTGTGGACTAAATCCTGCTTGAGCAGTTTGAACATCAAATGTTCTAGAACTAGTAGAAGGATAAACTACAGATTTATTAAATTGAAGAATATTTGAAGCTAAACTTTCACTAACTATTCTAATTTTATTAGTAACAGGAACAGAGTATCCCCCAATAGCTGGTTGACTGTGATACATTTCTGTAAAAGAAATATAATTAGAACCAGTAAGATTTAAAGTAATATCTGATCTTAAAGTTGGTTGTGAACCTGTAATTCTACTTCCGCTTATTTGTAAATCATTTCCTAAAGGAAATCTAAATAATAAATCATTATAAGCTGAATTTGAATTATTTCCTACATATGATTCTGGATTTAATGTATGAGTATTAATTACAGACTCTGATATAAAGTTATTGTATGCTTTTAATTCTTGAAATTGACCATAGTATTCACCAGTTCCAAAATTATAGAAAGGAGCATTAATTAAAGACGCTGTAATATTTGGAGGAATTGTTCCTAAGTAAGTATTACTTCCAGTTTCAATAAATCTACTACTAGATGGAGTTGAAGTAAATGAAGAAGATTGATGTCCTATTTCACCACTTAATTCAGATTTTACATAAAGTCTAGTAGTAGTAGAGTTTCTTTCTAAAACTACATTCCACCAATTATAGTCTCCATCAGAACCAGTTACATAAAATGGTAAAGTTACTTGTAAAGGAGTATTATATAAAGCCAACCCAGAATCATTTGAATAAAAATTTAATGTTCCATATTGATAACTTCCACTTTGTTTTCCATTTAATGTAATTATACTATTAGGTCTTTTAGAAGAACCTGTAGCGAAATTACTAAATAAAGATTGAGTAGCATATAAAGACGCACTAGGATAAGGTTTAAATCTAAATTCTAATGTTTGAATTTGTTGTTTTGTTGAATCAGGTAAACTTAATTGAGTATATGTTGTTTTACTACTACTTAAAGCATATGTAAATTTAGGATAACTGTATTCAATTGTATTTGAGTCTTTATCAACACCACCAAATTCTAAAGGTACTAATACTGTATCAGGAATACCATAAAGAGTAGTTAAATAATTTACAAATTTGGTTGTGCCTTTTGATTTAAGTAATGTTGGTAAATTAGCATATATTCTTTTAAATACTGATTTAGCTTCATCTTGTCCAGATAAAGTAGGATTAGAAGCAGTTATAGCAGTTTGCCAAGGTTGAGACATAAATGTATAACTTCCACTTTGATTTACACCATAAAGATAAGTAGCTAAATCATCTTGATCACCATCAGTATAAAGACTAATACCTAAAGACTGTAAAGCATCTCCTACTAAATCTTTAGAAATACCATCCATTAAACTGTTTTTTGCTTTCCAAATATCAGTAATAGCTCTTATGTAAATCCAAATGTCATCAAACATTTGACCCATAGAATGAATAAATGGTTTTACATATTCAAAATCATCTCTTTCTTGTAAATAAATTGGTAAACCATAAACTAAATTATTATTGTTAAATTCATCATAATAACTAGCTGATGTGTAATTAAGATTATACCAGTTTATTGCTTGAGATGAAGTTGAAGAATATAAGTTAAAAGGAGGTTGAGTATTAGATTTAGGCCAAGCAAAACTTGTAGATTCAAAATACAAGTAAGTTTCATATCCATCAAATCCTTCAATAATTTCATTTATTTTATTTTGATAAACTATATTATCTAAACTTGATGATGGTAAATAATTATTATATAATTCTAATTTTTGTATTTTAGTTTTAAATGTACTTAGTTTTTGAGTTTGTGATCCAAAATGAGTAAAATTACTATAATCAGTATAATCAACATTAATAGTTGGATTTGAACTACTAATAAAACCTAATAAATTTTGTAATTGAGGATTATTAGAACCTGTTAAAGCAGTTAATTGATTAAAATTATAATAATCACTTGAACCAATTCTTTGATCATCTACATTTAAACTAAAATTAGCTTGTCTTAAAGATGGTAAAACAACAGTTGTTGGGGTTTGGGTTAAAAAAGCATTATAACCTTGTGTATCTACTATTTTTTCAACAATATTTAAAGGAGATTTAACAGTAATATTGGTGGGTAATGGATTTATTAATTTAACTAAAATATTTATATTACCTAAAACATCTTTTTCTACTGAAAATGTTGAAGCTGGTATTAAAATATTTTGACCTAAATCTAAATAAAATTCAACAAAATAATCTCTTGTATTTATTGTATCAATATAATTTATAGCATTACTGTAAACTACATCATTTGACTCTAAAGTAGTTGCTATTTTTACTTCTGTTCTGTCTTGAGAAATATTTTGAATAAATAAATCAAGATCAGAATTAATAGTGACAATTGGTCTTAAAAAATTATAGTACATATTAAATGTACCAATACTATAACCTAAATCTTGAATATCTAATTCAGGATCAAAATTTACTACTTTATTATCAGTAATAGAATATTTTTGAAAATTAGGAATTGAATTTAATAAAACATCATTGTTATTATAAACATACAATTGAATATAATCTTGTGGTAGACCAAAATATCTGGTTAATTCTTTTGATGCTACAAGATTTTGATCTTGAGTATCTAAAATACTTGGATTTAAATTTATTGGATTTATTGAAACTGCCATTATTGATTATTAAAAGTATCTATTTGTTTTTGTAATAATTCATTTTGAATTTGTAATTCTTGTAACTGTAATAATAATTGTTGTAAATTAAGTCCAATATATTCACTACTTTTTGTTATAAGTGTTTCATGACTATTAGTTCCAGTTTTAGGAATACTATAAAATAAATTATCATAATTTTCAAAAAATTGAGGAACATCAACAACTGGAGGAGCAGGTGTTGTATTTATAGGAGGAATATAATTTGTTAAAGTTGTATTTACAACCTTATTTATATTATTGCTGTATATTAATTTTTGTGTTGAAACGTTTACTTGAGCCATAATTAAGGAGTTTCAGAAATATAACAAGTTTCAACCCATCCCGCATCTACATATGGGTACACAACTGAACCTGTAGGTATAGGTGTAGGACCTGGAGGTGCATCTGGTGTAGGTAAAAGTATTGGATTTAATATATCACTTGTTGGACCAGAATTTTGAGTAACTTTAAAATTTAAATTATCAGTTAATGTATAAAAATTACCACTTAAATATGTTCTAACTTGAATTTGGTAGTATCTATTAGGTTCAAGTGTATCCATATCTAAATTAAAGAAATTACTTGTATTATCAGCACTTAGTCTAGTACCTGTACTATTAAAAGGAACAATAATATCATTAGTATCTACATCAACAATTTGATACCAAGAATTATAAGGTAAAATTTTATTGTAAGCATACAATGATTGAGTAGTAAATGTTCTAGCTGGATATCTTTCTCTAGCATATACTCTTAATTGTACTTTTTCATTTGATTGAAATTCATTTCTGTTGTTTCCTAAAGTAGCTGTAAAATCTTGATTAGAAAGAATTCTACTGTAACTTTCAGAAGTTAAATTCCATGTTTGATCATTCCAATAAAATATTAAACTTGGAGGATAAATAGTATTTGTGTCTCTACTAAAATAACTTAAATGATATTGGTAAGCAGGATTGTTTTCTGTAGTTGAATCTACATGTAGTATATGACCATAATTAGGAATAAAATTATAATAATGTAATAATACTTGATCTGTTATATTAGCAAATATATCAAATGGGGTATATGTTGAAATTGATTGAGTTGTAGTATAATTTTCGTACCATGAACCACCTCCACTAACTGAACTTGAATAAGATCCTGTAATACCATATGATCCACTAATAGACCAACTTGTGAGAGTTGTTGGGAAAGACCAACTAACTCCATCAACTGTGGTAGGACTATTGGCTAGTCTTCCAGTTCCCATATCCCACGCGTTTCCTACCGGATCTATGTTAATATCTAATTGAGTAGGTAATGAATCTACTTCACTACAATACATTCTTAAATAAGCATTCCATGAACCTGAAGTAATTGTAGGAATAATTTTATTATTAACTACATTTTCTATTTGTTGTTGATCAAAAGCTACTACAATTCTAGAAGGATTGTATTGTGATGTTTTAGAAAGTTCTAGTATTTCGTCAATTCCAGTGTTAGTAGCTGGATATTCTTGATATAATGTAGCGTCTTTAGAAGGAAACAGTTGATAGAATGCCATGTGTTAATAAATATTAAATACTAACAACTCGTCCTAATATATCTTGATCAGGATATCTTATTTCAAAAATCATAGGATCTAAACTAGGATAAAGAATTCCATTTAAATTAGCTCCAGTTAAATCATAAGAATATGGACTATAAGTACCTCCAGATTTATTTACAAATTCAAGTTTTTTAACAGCGGCTACTCCATTTACATTAGCAGCTGATATAATATTTTCAACTTGAGATAAAATAATAGGTTGATTAATTGACCATTTTTGTGTGTCAAAAAATGATTTTAAACTACTGATGGCTCCTGTTAATACTTGTTGAGCATTAAATCCTTGTAGTACTTGTATTTCAAAATTAATACCTATATTAATATAATAAGCGTCTTTAATACTAACAGCATCTGTTAACATTTTAAATTGACTTAAATATGTTTTAAGATTTTGTTTCACTGCTTGATTTGTTTGAGTTAATTTACCATTTATATCAGTAGTTAAAACATAAACACTTAAACCTAAAGGATTTGAATTAAATACAGATGTTCTATCTCTATCAGCATTTAAATTAAGATCTTGAATAACATAAGCTTTAGTAATTGTTCCAAATTCACTAGGCATACTTAATGTTCTAACTAAATAATCAGCTTGAGTTACGTTTCTTAATTGAGTAGGAAAATTAGCTAAAGCATTTAATCTAATTTCTTCAATTGTATCACCAGGTCCTCCTCCTGTAGATCCAACATTATTATTAAATCTAATTGAATTTAAAATAGTTTGAACAACAGATGAATTTAAACCATAACTGTCTATTTGAGGATTTACTAAAGAATTAATATTAATATCATTAGCAGGAACATTACTTTGAGCTCCATAACCAGTTAAATAAGTGAAAGTTAAAGTTGTATTTACAGGTGATTGACCATATTCGTTTGTAAAAAAGAAATTAGCTGGATCAAACGCTGTATTAAATTTACTAATACCATCTTGTAATCCAATACCTACATTATATGGATTTGGTATAATTAACTCATCAGCTTGTCCTGTTGTTCCAGCTCCAAAACTAATTTCTAAATTAGTATTATCTACAAATTGAGCTGTAAAACGTTTTTGAACTTTTTTAAGCCTTAACATATATGGAGCTTGATCTCTATAATAGTAGTAATTAGGTTCATAAACAGGGATATTATATGTTTTATCTATAATAGTATCTTGAGCTAAATAAGGAACTTGATACCAAGTATTTTCATCACTGTCAGTAACATTTAAAATTTTAACAATATTAGTATCATTTAAAGTAACTTTACTAAATTGTTGAATATTAGTAAAACTAAAATTTTGTGTTTTTACTTGACCTGAGTATGCTTGTACTTGTTTTTTAAGTACATAAAATTCAGGATTATTAGTTCCTGAGTAGTAACTATAAATACTTACATCAGTTGGATCATTTGAACCTGAGTAAGCAAAATCAACTAGATTTTCTGTTAAGAATAAAACATTAGGTTGAGAAGTACTTTGTACTTGACTTTGTTCTGGTATTCTAGTAGTATATCTATAATCAGGTAAGAAATTATTAGAAGCATCTGATGGTACTAGTTGATAAACATCTAATACTACAGTTGATGATTTAGCTATAACAGGATTGTATCCTAAACTATAAGCTATAGGAAGTATATTTTTTGTTTCTTTAGCTTCTAATAATAAAGTTTCTTGAACTTGAGTATCAGTATAAAAACTAAGTACATCACCTACATAAGCAGCCAAATCACTAAACATATTACCTGGTGAAGAGGGACCAAAATCACTATAATTATTATAGTTGTTTTTTATGTAATCAGTTAAAGCTTGTTTTAATTGATTAAAATCTTTATTTAAATATTGTATACTCATTATATTACATTAGTTGTTAAAGCTATATTTAATTCATCTTGTTGATTATTTATACTATAATTTACATTTATATAAACAATATTATTATCAGAAGTAGCGGTGACACTATTTACTATGATATTTTGAACATATGCTTGAATACCTTCTTTTAAAGAATACTCAATATTGTCTAAATTAACATTGGGTTCAAATAATAATTGTCTTATTCCACTTCCAAATGAAGGATTAAATAAAGATTCACCAGGATTAGTTAGAATATAATTTATAAGTTGATTTTTAACTTGAGATAATGTAGTATAAGTTGAAGTGAAAACACCATTTTCAGTAAATTGAACACCTATTCCAATTTCTCGTTTTATAGTAGTATTACTAGTTACATCAGCATATGTATAAATATTTCTAACTGACATTATAATAATCCTTTATTTTTCATTGTTGACATCATCGCTGTAAAATCAGGAACTTCTGCTACTGATTGAATCATTTCTGGTGATGCTACTTTAGGAGCATTATTTAACATTGATTCTACTGAAGATGGTTTTGTTTTTCCCAAATCCATTTCAAAAGATTGATTATTTATAGATTGAAAATTGGATGCATCAGCTGATGTAAAGTTTCCTACTGAGCGCCAATCACTTTGAGCAGTTTCATTTATTAAATCTTCTAAAATATTACCTGTAGATACAAGTTTTTTAGTTTTAGGAATATTTTCTAACACATTATTAAGTGGTTTTTTTACTTCTTGTAAAGGCTGTCGTTGTAATTCTTCTCTAATAGCAGAGCGAATTTCTTTTTTCACAACTTCACGAATAATTTGTATAAATTCAGTTTTATTCATATAATATAAATATTAAATTATAAAGGGGGTGTTAATTTAGTTTTTAAATCTTGTAATGCGGTATTATTTTGCTGTTGATTAATAAAAGTATCAACTTTATTAATAATATTATTTAAACTTTGTTGTTGGCTTTGATTTATTTTACCAAAGTAAGTAATATTATCTTTTAAAATAACTATTTGTTCATATGCTTTATTTAAATCATTTATTTGGTTTTGAAAACTTTCACTTTTAGTTAATAATTCAGCTAATGCTTGACCTGTAGTTATATAAACTGAACTAGGTATTGATAATTCTGCTAATATTACTAATGCTTGTGCTTCTTTTCTTTTCTTTTGAATGTTTTTTATTAATAATAAAGCTGAAATTACTAATTGACTAAATTCTACTACTTGTTTTAAACTTAAATTATTTACAAAATCATCAAAATTAGTAATAGGTTTGTCATTACTTAGTCTAGTAGTTACTTTATTTGTTTTATCTAATAAAGATTTAACTATAGATTCTACATTTTTTAATGCTGCTATTGTTTGTTGGTTAGCAATAGGAACTTGAACTATAGTTCCATCACCTAATTTAACAGTAGTATTAGTATTTATTTTTCTTAAAATACTATCAACTTGTTTTTCAAGACTTAAAATTTGACTATCAATTTGTTGTTGTAAAGTAATAATATTTAATATAACAGCATTAGTTGATTTTAAAATTTTAGATGTAAGAGGTGTACTATTTGTTGTACCAGCTTGATTTGATTGATTGTCTGTAGATGTTGTTACTCCTAATTCTTCAGCTAATCTAGCTTTTGTAATATCTATTACAACTTGACTTACCCATGCTGCTAAACTAAAAGCTTTATTTAAATCAAAAGAACTACTTTTAACTCCTGAATTTAAATTATTCATTTGTTGAGTTAATTTGTCCACAGATTCTAATAAAGTATTTTGAGAATTATTAGTATTTTGAGTATACTGTTTCCTTACTGGATTTAATGGTTTAGCTACATTGATTTGTTTACCTTGTAATGCTATTAATTCTTCTATTGTTGCCATTATACAGTATAAGTTATATTAGATTTAAACCTACTCATTTTTTGTTTAATAATTTCTGTTTTAGCTTGAGTGATAGTTTTTAAAACAGCCTGACCTTGAGGAACATAAGCACCAGGAGTACCAACAATTTGATTTAATAATTCTAAAATTTCATTTAAAATTAATTCTAGTTGATCTCCTTTAACTACTGGTTCTAATTTATCAACAGTATTTTCTTTACCAAAATCTATTCTTGGACCATTAATCCAAACTTTATTTTGAGTATTATCTCCATCTATACTTCCTACATCAATATAAAGACCTTCTTTAGCACCTAAATGAATATAAGTATTAGAATTTAATTTAATATCAGTATTTGATGAAATTAATTCTAATTTTTTTGATTTTATTATTATTTTATCATTCATTATTTAGTATAATTAAGTATAGTATCATCTACATTTACTTTTTTATTTAAAGCTATACCTAAAGTATAAGCTACATTTCCAGCATATGTTGTTGGATTATTTCCATCACTCCAAGGAGCATATATATTATAAAATTGTCTAAATGTAGGAGGATTACCGTTTTTAGATGAATAATTTGGCATTGATTTTGATATTGGTTTGTAAGGTATATTATTATCTTTATACCAATTATTATCTTTATCTATAAACCAATTTATCCATTTAGTTCCAGTATCATAATTTAATCTTACGTCATTTCCATTAAATAATTGTATTATGCTATTCATCATAGCTGTCCATCCTTTATCATATGTACTAAAATTAGCAAATAATCCCAAATCACCAATATTTTTTTTTCCTAAATCTCCTCCACCTCTTAGATTACCAGGATTATGAAGTAAATGTTGTGTACTACTAGGTAGATTCCACCCTTCTTGAGTAGCTGTTATCGCAGCGATTACTTTTAAACCTTTAGAATATTTATTTAAAGACGGAAATGAATTTATATTATTTAAAGCTTTTTCATAATTTAATTTCATTAGTTTACCCCATACTGGAGGTGGATTTACCTCAGAAGGTTTAGTTGGTAACCTACGTTTAGATCTAACACTTATATTACCTATTGGTCCTATTTCTGTTGGATTTCTAAGTGCTTGTGAAATTTGTCTTTGTTCTTCATCAGAAATTCCTATATAATAATCTTCTAAAATAGATCCAGTATTATATAAGTTAAACAATTCAGCTTCAATATCAGGAAGAAATAATTCTTCATTTAAAATTAATTCTGGAGATTGAAGAATAGATTCAGTTACATTAGATATTGTATTTAATTGAATAGATTCTGTGGCATTTACTACTGAAGATGGTGAATTTTCTTCAGTTATTAATGGTGTAGTATAACTTGTATCAATAGAAGTTTGATTGAAATTTATGGTATGAAAATTATTAGAAGGAAAAACAGTAATTGATTGTATATTAGGAGTATTTTCATCACTTATTATACCAAAAAAAGAAGGTGAAGTATCAGCATCTACAGAAGCCATTGATTGAGATGTTTCACTAGGTACTCCAATGAATATATTATTAGTTTCATCAATACCAATATAAGCACCCCCATCACCTTGTATTCTTGTAGTACCAGGTGAAACTTTTATAAATTTACTATTTATTTCATTAGCCATTAAACAAATCCATTAAGTGAATTTTGATAATTTTTAGTATTTATATTAACTGTTTTTTCATTAGAATTATTTCCAGGAACACTTGGATCTAAAATTTTATTTGTATTTAAATTATTCCAAACATTTACAGCTCGAACATATCCAAATACTCGTCTTGAAGATTTATTACTATTAGAAAATTCTTTAGGAGTAGGCATAAGTTTTAATTCAACAATTTCTCCTATTTTAGGAAATCTTGAAATATTAGCATCATATGGATAATATCTGTTATTTGATCCTGAACCTAACTCTGATTTACTGTAATTAGTTGGACTAAGAGTTTCAACAGATATAGAATGATCATCATATAATACTGTTACTCTATATAAATTTAAATCATTATTATTTTGAGTATTAGTATTACCATAAGAGTTATTATAACTACTTATAGTTGAACTAGGAATTAATATCCCTCCAGTATTTATTCCACCTATACTTGGCATATTATTCTATTCCTAAACCGTCTAAACTTTCAAATAATAATTGTTTGTCTCTTTCAGACATTACTCCACCGTTGTCTTCAATTGCTTTAGCACCAACAGCTTCTATTTTTTGGATAATACCTAAAAGTTTTAGTAAAACATCATCATTTTTAATACTTAAATCCATGTATTCCTTAATTAAAGGAACCATCATCACAGCATCTCCAGAGTCATTAATCATGTCTTTTAATTGCATAATTAATCCACTAAGTTTTTCTTGCTTATCTTTTTTGTCTTTATAAGCTTCTTCCATTAACTTAGCTATAGTTTTTCCTTTGAAAATTTCTTTATTGTAATCCATTTACGATAAATATAGATTTATTGAAGTTTTTTAACCACACCTGTAGTTTGATACTGACTATAAAGATCAACATACAATACTTTCATTCGTTTAATAATTTTAGTTATTTGAGTTGTATCACAGTCAATCATTTCTTTAATAAAGATATAAAATGCTTTTTTATTGAAAATATCTATATTTTCTCTTTTACGGAATATTTCTAAAACTGCGTCAACTATTTTTTGATCTTTGTCTTTAGGAAATAATTTATCTATATAAGTTTCAATATACATAACATAAACATCTATAAAATCACTTAAATCTGTGTTTTTTTCTTGAGCAACAAATTCTTTAGATACTTCTTTATCATCATTAACTTCATCAACATCTGAATGTGATTTTAATTTTTTATAATTATTTTGATTATTAAATATAAAATAACGTTTAGCTATAGTTCCAAAGTAACTGTATGCTTTTCCTTTACCTGGTTTGAATTTTTTCAAACGTTCTAATAAGAAAATAATAGCATCATGTTGTATTTCAGGAATACTGTAATTATCTGTATAGTAGTATTTGTAAGTATGAATTAAATTTTCTGTTAATTTAGTGAAAGCATAATGAATTCTTTCTCTGTATATTTTATTTCTTAAATAATCGTCTTCAGTAATTAAGTATTCTATAATAGCGTCTTCAGTGTCTTGAGTAAAATAATTTCTACTCTTTTTTGGTTTACGTTTTCTAAGTGTTCCTTTTTTAGTGTATATGTTTGGATCTAAAGTACTCATTATTTAAAGTTTTTTAAGGTCTCATTCAATTCCTTCAAATCAATCCACATTTGACCTATATAATCATTAGCTCTAAATAAATTTTGCTGATCAATTACATCAAATGTTTTAGTAATTTGATCAATAGATTTACGAGTTGTTTCAATATACTCAGCTTGTTGTTGAGCTATTTTTTCTAATTTTTCGTTTCTACGGTACTGGGTAATAATGATATAAACCATTATACTTAAAATCCACAGTCCAATATTAATTATCCAAACCATATTATAGATTTTTTAACATGTCAGCAAAAGTATTGTTTTTAGAACCTAAATTTCTAATAGCTTTTTCTTGACTTGATTGTTTATTTACTGTTTTCACTTTTTCTTGTTTAGGAACTTGAAAACTATCTAACCACTCATTTTCAAATTCTACTCTAGCTGCTAATAAATCAGCCTGATGTAAAATAAATATTAAACTAGTACGAGGCTTAGTTTCTGGAGACCAAGATTTTAAGTAAGGTTCATTAGCTGGATCATAAAGACCATCATGTAATTTAATTGTTAATGTTTCATTTTGAGTCATTTTAATTCCTAATTCGTTTAACAACCAAATACCTCTATCAGGAACAGACATATAAGTTAATTTTTGATTAAACATATACATTTCTCCTAATTTTTCCCTACGCCATTGATCAGTATTATCTAATACTGCTGGATTTTCTAAGTCTCCAAATTTTCCTAAGTCGTGATTAATAGCACTAAACACTAATTCTTCAGTACTATAAGTATCTTTAACACCAAATTGTCTCCATACTTTATCTAATTCTAAAGCGGCATCTACTACTCTAAGTACATGATCAATGTATCCTCCCTCGAAACAGTTGTGATATTCACGCTTGTGACTCGCTGGCATTAAACAAAATCGTTCCTCATACTTCTGATAAAAACCTAATAATTGTTCTTTTCGAGGTGAGGATACGTATTGATCTATAGTTGAGAGAAAACGATTCCAATTTTCTAAAATTTGTTCTGGAGTTAATTTGATGTTATTCATTATTGATTGAATTCTGGTTCGTTATTGATATAAGTTCTTGCTTGATCAATAGCTGAATGTAGTTGGTACATTAAACGTGCCATGTCTTCTTGATCACGTTGGTTTGAAGGTCTTGTTTTAAGGAAGAATTCTAATCCCTTTGCTGAGGATTCAATTGTGCTTAAAATTTCTTGATATTGTATTCTGTATCTCATAGATATGATGTTAATTGTTTATAAACTGATTTGTTAGTATCAAAGTCTTGAATAGTTAAGATTTTAGGTTCTGGATAAGTAATACAAATTATAGGATAAGTATTAGTTTGAAGTGTTTCTTCTAACATGTCTGCTATATCTGAGTGTTTAGTATTTAAACAGTCAAATGTTTCATAGCTCCATCCATCAACCATTAATTCATTTTCTAATGACTTACAAACAGCACAGTTAGAAAGTTTAAATAGAATGATTTGAGGATCAAATTCACTACCATTTTTTAGTTGGTATTGTTTAATAGTATCTATTAGTTCTATCATAATTATAGTATAATAAAGTTTTTTAAGAAAGCCAAGTTTATATAATATTATAGGTACCTACTTCAAATAATGTTATTTCATTTTTTTTCTGGTATGTGATGTATTTTTGTTCATTTAATGTTTTTACATAGTATCTTTTATGGTTATAAAATTTTCCTATTTTAACTTTATAATAAGGTCGATCTATGTTTTCTGGATGATAATATATATTGTATCCATCAATTTTTACTAATTCACTGATCCATTTTTTAACGCTTTCAATATCTACATTACTTGACATAAGACTAGTATAAGGAAAAAAAGGTAGGAAGCCAAACTCCCTACCAAAGTATTTTACGGATAAATGATAAATTTATCTAATTCCTGCCATTCTTTGTAGTCTTTCAAACAAACTATTATCAGCATCATCTGCGGTTTTGTCTTGTCTCATTTGACTAAACATACCTTTTAACTGGTTTGTTTGGTTAGTATCTACTCTATTATTAATAACATTAGTAATTAGTTTAATAAATTCTTCATTAGGTAGTTTATAAACGTCTTGTAAGAAGTCGTCTCTTTCATCTGGTGTAACATTACTTTCAAGTTTATTGATTAAATCAAATAAATTTTTACTAATCATTTGGCCATAAGCTAAGTCTTCAGGTTCATTAGATAATTTATCTACTTTACCTACTACTTTTTCACCTCGTTCTAAGTTGTTGAAACCAAATAAACTAATGATTTCATACATTCCTTTTGTAATTTCATGAATCAACACAGCAAAATTTACTGCTCTTGCTTTAATAATCCATTTTTCTTTTTCAAAATCCCAAAATACACTTTCAGCACCTACACTACTTTCTTTACTACCACCCATTCTTTGAGCGTTTTGTTTACCTTGACTAACTACAAAATCAATCATATCAAGAGAAGCTTGGTTGATGTCTCTGTATTTGTCACTTAAATTATCACCTATAACGTCTAAGTATTCTTGTTGTAAATAATGTGCTGTTTTACTTCCTATTGCTCCACCTGCTGTAATACTATTGATAATACGTCTTTTTTTCATATCACCCATAATATCTTCTTTTTCAGTATCGTCTAAGTCTTCAATGTCTTCTTCATTTGGACTGTCAGGTTGTAAAGCGTCTTGTACTTGACTTTGAGAAACTATTTGAGCGTCAATTTCAATAATATCTTGATTAGATTTCAAATAAGGATAAGCTTCGTATACTACTGATTTAGCTAAATCACTTAAAACATCTTCATATCCTCTTTCAATTCTAGCAATTTGAGGAGCAAGTTGCATCATTGTTTGCATTGATTGCATTGGATTTTTACCTTGCATTCTTTGAGTGACACTGCCTTTTAATTTACCTACAGTTTCAGGATCAAAGATTTTTTCATAGTCAACCTCATGTAATTTATTAAATTCAGATTTGTATCTAGCTACAATTTTATCCATTATGCCTTCACCAACTGGGCCTGGTTTTGGACCATCTTTTGGAGCTTGATGAGGTCTTTCTTTAGTTTTAGTTTGAGCTTTAGGACTAGGTGTTGGACTAGTACTAGGATTTGGAGTACTTCTTCTACGAGGTTCAGGTTTTGTTTTAGGAGCACCAGGCATTACGTCTGGTTGAGGAGCTCTTTCAGGTCTAGCTGGCGCTGGTTGAGCAGGACTTTCATTTAAAAGATTTCTAAGTTTAATCATGATGTGGTAATAAATATTATTTAATCTGCAGGAAGTAGCTCTTTATGTACTATACTCATGTCTTCAATTTCATCACCTTCTTCAAAATTAGGATCAGTATAAATTATATGAGGTTCATATCCTTCATTCAACATAAAGTCCCACCAGTCAAATTCAATAGTATCAACCCATTGGTTTAAAGCTTTTACATCTAGAGGACTTCCTAAAAATGGTTTAAAATCATAAGAATAATTTTCTAATTCATTAATATTAATAATTTTATCAGTAGTCCATCTTAATTCTTCACTAGCATTATTAGTATTATCAACTGAAAAAACTTCAGCTTCAATAACTACTCTTATGTTTTTATCATATTCATTCCATTCATCAGGTGCTACTACATCAAATTCATCATCTACTTTTAAAAGTTCACTTAGTTTAGTAGTAGGAGGTTCTATAACATAACCAGGATTTAGTCTTCTTTGAAGTGTACTTAAAGGTATTGTTGTTATGTATGGAGTATTTGGAACAAAAATATCTCCTGTATCTCTTTTAAGTATTTTTCCTTTTTCAATTTTAACTCTATTATCTTCAAATCCAATGATTTTATAAGCAGTATTACCACCAGTTCCTAAATGTTCATTAGTTAAAATGTCTCCTGTAGTGAGTACTTTAATGTCCCATTCTTTAGGTGCATCAACATCGAACTCATCTTCATCTACTTCATCTAAAGTACTTGGTTTACTAATTTCATATCCTGGTTTTAAAATACTTTGTATATCTGATAATTTCATAGTAAATTTAAGTGGTGACCATTGTGGAAGTTTCAACTGTATTCCCTTGAATTCATTATAAATATCTGTAATTTCAGTTGGATATTTTTTCATCAATTTTAAAATTTTAGGAATATTCTCTATGTAAGTATCAATTTGAGCTTTAGGTTCAATCATAAAAGGCTCAATTATATCACCTATTCCTAAATTAGTGGTATCCCATTCTTTAGGTGCTTCTACATTAAACTCATCTTCATCATCAAGTAATTCATTTAAACTACTACCAAAATTCTTTTCAGGACTAATTGTATATGGTTCTATTAATTTATGATTCCATTCTTCAATCCAATGAAAGTCATCAGTAAATGGTAGATCATGTCCATCTTGATCTACAAACACAGTATTAATTAAAATTCCATCTCCATGTCTTTGTGGCATTATTTTTTTAATTTTAGTATTATTTTTGTAAAATCTATAATCAATAGGTAATTTAGGTTTTATCATACTAGGTGTAATAATATCTCCTGCTGTTAAGTATTCTTTATTCCAGTCTACAGGTGCTTCAACATTAAATTCATCTTCATCTACTTCATTTAATTTATTAACAACTATCTTATATCCTGGTTTTAAAAGTTTATTTATTTCTTCCATTTGAGTACCTAATTCACCTCCAGTAGGTGATTGAATAAAAATTGAAGCATCACTACCTACACGACTAGCATACAGTTCTAAAATTTTCCAATCTTCAGTAGGATCATCAATGTAGTCTTCCAATTCAGGATTATTTAAATCCCACATTTCAGGAGTAATAGTATCATCTAAACTTAATTGTTGGTAATCCCAATCACGAGGTGCCTCAACAGACCATTCATCTTCTACTTCATTTACTTTACCAACTATTTTAACATCAAAATCAACACCATCCCATTCATTGTCCCAATCATCACCATATAATTCATCAGGTATTTCTTCAACAACTTCATTTTGATTTATAAAATCCTGTAAATCATCGTCTCTAAAGTATTTTTCATAAAGTAAATCTTCAATTTGACTTGAATCATAAGGAATATTATCACCAAAATACTTTATTAATTCATCTGAGTTTGTTTTAACTAGTTTTACTTCATCTACTGTAGCTTCATCATCAGTTTCAATATTGAAAAAAGTATATGTATTAGACATTCTAATTTCAATGTCAAAATTGTCCCAATCTTTAGGAGCTTCAACTGACCACTCGTCTTCATTTTCATTCATATTGTCAGGTACTTTAATTTTATATTCAGATTTTAAATCTCTTTCAACACTGTCTAACCACCAACTACCAACAGACTCACCATTAGGTTTTGTTAAAGATACTATAGCACTTGGGTGAATTGGGCGAGTATAAATATTTTTAATAATTTTTACATCATAATCATCCATCCAATGGTCAGCTAATTCTTCAGTTTTAAACATATCCCAAGTAACCTCATCACCTACTCCTAGTTCTTTTACATTCCAATCGTCAGGTGCTTCTACATTAAACTCGTCTTCAGATTCATATAATGCTTCATCATCTACAACTCGATACTTACGTTTTAAATATTTATTTAAAGTACCTGCGTTAATATGAGTTCCTCTTCCTTTTACATCAGTAAGATACAAATATATTCTTGGATTACTTTTCTTACCTATGGTTATAGGTTTTGAAACATCAATACTAGAAAACATCCATTGTGCATTAGGTTTCCACATTTCAGGTGTAATAGTACTTCCTACAGTCAATTCTGTATTGTCCCATTCTTTAGGTGCTACCACATTAAATTCATCAGTAGATTCTCTTAGTTTTTTAAGATTATAAATTTGATATTCTGGTTTTAAACTATTATTTAAAAGATCTATACTAATAATTGTTTCATCACCTGGGGTTGATAAATAAACATGATCTAAATCATCTAATGGTAGATCTTCAATAGTCCAAGTAGATTGTTTCATATTATTTAAAGTTTTTTTTATAATCCTACTACCAGGTGTTTTAAGTTTAATATCTGTATTCCACATATTAGGAGTAATACGATCACCTATATTTAATGTACCCCAATCATCAGGTGCTTCAACATTAAACTCGTCTTCAATAGATTCATTTAAGTCATTAGTAATTCTATATTCAGGCTGTAAACAATTATTTATTTCATTTATAAAACCAAATATCATCTCACCATACACATCATTATTTCTTAAGACTACTTCATTTTTACGAACAACTGTAATTAACCAAGGTATTGAAGTTATGTCTAAACCTGTTTCCCAATTCCAGGTATCAGTAAACTCACTTTCAATATTGGGTATCCACATTTCAGGTGTAATAATACTACCTACTGTTAACATTTCCACATCCCAATCTTGAGGTGCGTCAACAGTAAAATCTTCAGTAGATTCATTTAAATCTTGTTTTTCTAAAACGGTTCCATCAGATAAAACTAATACATAACCTGGTTTTAAAATTTCTAAAAAGTCAATTGTATACATTAAAATATAATTATGATCTTCATCATCTGTTATTTTATATTTTAATTCAATGTATTCTTTATCTAACTTCCAAATCTTTCCTACATTTAATTCTATAATCTTTTCTTCCCACCAGTATAAATTATTTTCAGGAATATTAGACATATCTACCATTTCAGGAGTAATAGTACTACCTTGTTTTAATTCAATATTATCCCAATCTTTAGGTGCTTCAACAGACCATTCATCAGACTCATTTAATTCTTTAGTAATTTCAAATCCTGGTTTTAGTACCGTATTGATAAAATCTAAACCAAACATTCTAGAATATTCATCATTTATAGCAAATCTAACATTTCCAACTTCAGTAAATCGAAGAATTTCCTAAGGTAAATCTAACCATTTTCTTTCTTCATCGTCCCACCAATCAAATGCTTTAATAGCTTTTTCACGATCCCACATTTCAGGTTTAATAATACTGCCTACTGTTAAGTATTCTTTATTCCAATCATCAGGTGCATCAACATTAAAGTCGTCTTCAGATTCATTTAAATTAGTTATAACTTTGTATTTAGGATCTAATAAATTATTAAAATCAGTTAATGTGTATACATTTTGAATATTAGAGTTTACACCAGTGAAAATCACATATACTTTTCCACGATCGTCTTTTAAAATATCATCAATTATTTGATTTTCAGTAGGATCATCAATCCAATCATCTATAGAGTTGTAGTCAGGACCTAAATTTTGATTCCACATAGTAGGAGTAATAGTACTACCAGCTCTTAAATCAGTAGTATCCCAATCGTCAGGCGCGTCAACAGTGAAGTCTTCTTCAGTAGACTCGTCTAATTCCTCATCCACATTGTATTCTTTCCATTCTTCAAAGTCTTGAAGTATTTGTTCAGGTGAAATGTTTTTAAATCCTTCTAAACTATCGCCCCAATTCCTCATCCATATAAAGTAGTAATCAATGTATTCTAGGTCAATTCCAGCGTTTATTAAAATAGGTCTAGCCCAGTTTTCTAAATCAGTATAATCTTCAGTATTACCATTAAAATTCTCGTAGCCCCATTCCTCAGGAGCGTCAACAGTAAAGTCTTCTTCCTTACTTTCACTTAAATTCCCTGGTACACTAAATTGAAATCCAGGTTTTAAGTAAGTTTGATTAAATTTATCAACATCAATAACCTCATATTCTCCATTTCTATCCTGAAGTTGCACATTATCATCACCAAATACTATAGATTTATAGTATTTTACAATTAATGGTTTAGTAATATCAACATAAAGACGGTTTGTGTTAGTATTATGTTGCCACATATTAGGCATAATTAGGTCTCCGTCTTTTAAATCAATAGTGTCCCATTCATGAGGTGCGTCAACAGTAAAGTCTTCGTCTTGTTCATTTAAGAACAATTGTTTTTCTTTCCATTTATGTAAATCAAAAACCTTTTCCATTTATTTTTCTTCTATTAATAATTCTCCTAATACTTCTAAACGTCCCATTTCAATTTGAAATTGGCTTTGAGTCATACCTAAGGAAATACTTTTTAAAGTTTCTTCAAATTCTTTTTTAGCAGTTTCTTTATCTAATTTATTAGCTGCTGCTTTTTTATAATAGGGTAATTTAACTTTATAGTGTTTATAAGTTAATAATGATAATCCACCTGCTTTTAAGGTAGTATCAGCAATTTTTTCAGCACCTTTTAATCTAGTACTAGCAAAATTTTCAATAGATTGTTTTGCTTCAGTTAGTAGTTGAGTTAATTTTATCATTTTGTTTTGCCCCAAGTTTTACCTTTACCTTTTCTTTTACAACCACTAGGAGTAGGTCTACAAGCAGGATACTTACTACGTGTCTCACCTTTTTTTCTACCACAAGACTTATAACCTCCTTTTCCATCGGGTGCGTTACAATCTACCCAACCGGTTTCTTTACCTTTAGGGCCTCGACGTTTGAACCATTTATGAAGACTTTCGTCTTCGTTTAATTGTTGACTTTTAATTATTTGGTTGTATTTATGGTCTCCTAAAGATTTTTGAATTTCATCCCAATTTTTTTTAAAATTATTTAAAATATCTTGAGAAACTTCCTTCCAATTACTCCAAGTATTTTTATTTTCTGGTGTTACAATTGAAACTAAATTAGGATTCCATTCACCTCCAGATTGTGCTCCTTCAGGTGTATTAACTATTTTAAAAGTTTTACCATAATTTTCATTCCAATTAATATAATTTCTAGTATCTTCTTTTAAGTCTTTCCATATTTTACCTCTACGACATCTAACCACAGCCCCAGACTTATATGCTGATGGTTTGTCAAACTTACGATCAGCTATCCTAAGACACCTGTCACGTTTAGTTTTTTCTTCAAGAAGAATTTGGTTTAATATGTTTGTAAGTTTAATCATTTTACATTGAAATTTTTAACAAAATTTAATTTACCACTATTAATATAATCGAGTATACTATTATCAAAATATGTTATTCTATTACTGTCTTCTTTACCCCAATTAATTCCTCTTTTTATTTCCTCTTCAGTAATAGTAGTATCTATTTTAATTATATATTTTGGATCTAAATATCCTCCTTTTGATGAAAATATTCTTTCTTCATAAAATACATCTTTAACAGGTGATTTATTCCAATCTAAACCACTATTTTTTACCCATATATTTTCTACACTAATAGGTCTTATTAAATATCTTTCTGAAATTTTATTACCATCTAATGTAATTCTAACTTTAGCTTCCAATTCATTATAAAACTTATGTCCTGTGTAGTCTCTTGTAGTAGATATATAAAATGTATCTTTATATTTATCTAATTCTGTATTATCTGGAGCAAACCGTAAACCATTTTTAAGTATATTAAGTATAGAACTATCATAAGTAAAATGATATAAATTACCTACTTGTTTACTTTCATTAATTTGATTTAATATGTTTGTAAGTTTAATCATATTACCACTTTCTACAAGACCAATAGTTTGCTTTATGTCTTGGTCCTGGATTACTACAGTTGTGTCTTGCTCTGTAAGCTGCCCTACGTTTTGGATTATTTTTCTTAATAACCATTCGTTTGCCTTTAGCAGATGTACCTCCAAAGCCAAAGTTAACTTTAACTACTTTACCTTTAGGATTTTTAACATACACCTTAAACTTCTTAACATCACCTTGCATAGGCTTGCCTAGTTGGACCTTACGGCCTTTGTATTCTGCTTCTCTTAAACAAGTTCCACAGTCAGTAGACTTATATTCTCTCATAAATTGAATAAACGAACGAACATCATTAATGTTTTCAACATCGTATTCTTCAATTTCATTAGTAATTAATTCAGTTAATTTTATCATTTACGATAAATATGTAAAAAAGACTTGGTTTTGTAAGATTTTTGTATTATACTATATTTAGATAAAGTAATGAATTACACAGAATTTCAAAAGAAAACAAGTGAAATAGTAAAGTTAGATTATGAGATGACTAAGATGGTGTTAAGTGGTTTTAAACCCTCCTACGGAGATATGTTTCAAAATCACAGAGACAGGATTTTAGAATTAAGAGTACAATTATTTCCAAACTCAGTTTGGGCATTAGGCATAAAAAATGGAAATTAAAAGTATTACATACAAAGAAGTAGAAAAAGTATTTGGTAGTTTAAAACCAGACTTACTAGATGAATCAGCAAAGTACTATGGTTGTTGGATTAAAGATGAATTAGTAGGTATTGTTTCGTATGTTGAACATCCTACAGTAGTGTATCTTTGTCATGCTTATGTTAAAGAAGAACACAGAAGTAAAGGCATATATAAACTCCTATGGAACTACAGAGACTCAAAAGTAAAAGAAACAAATAAAACAGTGTATGCCCACTGTAATGTAGACAGTTTAAAGTATTTTATTAATAATGGATACATAATTGAAAAAGCATTATTTAAAGTAGTAAAACAAAATTAAATGAAAAAATATATATTAGTATTAGTCTTTAGTCTCATTAGTCTGAGTTTATACAGTCAGAGAGACAGTGTGTTTGTTAACATGGGTATTTATAAAACCATGTACAGTGAAGTTAAACAACAACCATTGTGGTCAGAATACACAGTCCTTTGTACTGATGGTAAAGCCTCAAGAGTAGGAATGGATTTTTACACTGTAAGTGGTTATATTACATCTGACAATAACGACTATGTAAACAATGTTTACGACAAAGGTCATATGGCACCTGCTGCTAGTTTTAATTGTAGTAAGGAAATACTATTGAAAACGTTTTCGTACTTAAATTGTTGTTTACAAAACGAAAAACTTAACAGAACTGTGTGGAGAGTATTGGAATTACACGAGAGAAACTTAAGTATGACAGGCAATGTGAAAGTCAAAATTGTTTGTACATTTACACAACAAAATGTACTCCCAACAGGTGCTTGGGTACCAACGGGTTTTTATAAGTTTATTTATTTTAATGGTGAATTAATGGAAAAGTACTACTTTCCTAACGTAGTTCCTACTAAGAAGACTTACTCTGAGTATATATTCTAGTAGATAAGTATATACTGGTCGACCTAAAGTACTTTTGTTCAAAAGGAAAAAGTTGGATTTGTGGAAATTGAAGTAAGGTTTGGAATATAAGTATATACAAGGCCGGGTGGGCTAAAAGTCGTTTTATGTGTAAAAGTTCATAACACCAGCCTCACAACCAAACACACGCGTGTATTGACATCGGTTCGGCGTGGGTACTGTATCGCACCAGTAGTGTGACACACACGTACCGTATACGCACACAAAAAAAGAAAGAGCAGATCTTGCCCTTTCTCTTACCACGATTCGATATCGTATACGTTTATCAATCTTGCTTAACCATTTTCGGTCTACCTAATTTTAGTGTACCATTTTCACGCATTGTTTGTTTACGTTTAAATTCTAACTGTTTTCTTGAATTTGGATCAACTGGACGGCCTTTACGACCTGTCAATACACCTTGACTACGTAGTTCAGCTTTACGTTGTAATTCTAATTGACGATTACTGTTTTCAACTACCGGGCGGCCTTTCTTCAGTAGGCCCTGTGAGCGCAATTCAGCTTTCAATTTCAATTCAATTTGTCTTTTACTACCTTGTACTACTGGACGGCCTACTTTGTTTTTAGTTTGTGTGTTCATATTTTTTTATCTTATTTATCTTATTATACTATAATATAACTTGCTTGCATAAGTAAATCTAAAATTTCGTACAGTGTTTTTGTGGGTAGTGTTACTATAAAATCTAAGGCACCATACTACGCACACGGAAAGTACTCCATAACGAAGTACCAACATAATATAAAAAGACACACTAATATACATAGTGGTACTCAGGGCAGTCTAACTAAATTTGTTTAGATAATCAATTGCATGCTGGAGTTTATTAGTGTCGTCTTTGAACTTGCCTAAGCCTTGATTGCAGTTTATGCATAATAAGCCTCGTACCTTACCTGTAGTATGGCAATGGTCAACATGTGGTTGAGTCATTATATCCCCACATACGGCACATTTTCCCTGTTGATCAGTTAACATATTATCATATTGTTCAGGTGTAATGCCATAGTGTTTATTCAGTTTATATTTTTTATATTTAGTAGAATCATATTCTCCATTCACACATATCTTGCAATATAGGTGTAAACCATCTGATTCATCTGTTTTATTACCATACTCAGTTAGTGGTTTATTTGTACCACATTTTTTACATTGTTTCATTTGTAATCAGGATAGGACTCGAACCTATATTGTTGAATTACCCAGCTTCAACTGCTTAAGTATAGCGTCTACCACGAGCGTGGACACCACGCTCCATTCCGCCACCTGACTATATATTACTTAATGTAAGTGTTCTTACTACGATTAAGTGTTTTAACTACATTACGGTATATTAATACCATAATAACTAATTCTACGATTCCAAATACATACATCATACTATAATATAACATCAGTCCTCGTAATTGACAGTTTTTAACATATTATTGTGATAACAATCATCAAAATCTAATAGTAATACATAGTACATTTCATTATGTAATCTCAAACCTTGACTTTCATAATCAGCTACTTTTTCTTTAGACATTGTTTTGCCCCTCTTTGTTCTCACCTTACGGTTAATTATTCTAAATACATCTTTTTCACTTATGTATTTTGTACTATTGAACGTTTTAATGTCACACATTGTATCTTTTATACTTACTATCATAACTTTTTATCTTATATAATATAACTTACTTTACTAACTTAATCTAATTCTTTATAAACAATCTCAACAATCATTTTATAATCTTTTAATTCTACACTATAACCATCACTATAACATATTCCCTCACCAATATACTCACTTAAACTATTAAAACTAAAATCTAAATCAAACCAACTTTCATCTCTCAAATCCCAAATATACTCTATAATTTCTCCATCTTCATAAGTATCCCAATCACCATTTTCTCTATTTTCAATTAAACTATAAATGAAAAAATCAAATTTATTTTTTAAATCTAAAACCTTATTTAACATACTATAATATAACTTATTTACCTAACTTAATCTACTACTTCAAATACACTTTCATCACCACCACTCTTAATATATTTCCAATTTAATTCAACATAATACATTTCACTACCATCATCAATATATTTCCATAAAAACTCAATATAATCTTTCTTTTTTATATTTTTACCTACTTTAAAAGTACTTAAAAAAGTATTTAAAATACTAGTACTTTCTAAACTTTCAATAACTTCTTTTACTAAATTATAATTATTTTTTATCATACTATAATATAACCTATTACTCCAACTTATTCTACTACTTCAAATACTCCTTTTTTTATCATACTAGCCATTTCAAAATAACCATCACTAAACTCACCTAACATACTACCTTCAATACATTCCCATTCTTCATTAACAAAATCATCAATAACAAACTCATACACATCACCTACTGTAATCATCTTATTTACACATTTCATTATTTCTTCTTGTGTATACCAGTCTTCATAAAACGTATCTTTTGAAACATAATAAACGTCTTTAACTGCTTTTAATTTAGTACCTATTTTAATATCTTTTATCATACTATAATATAACTTACTTTATTAAATTCTTCATTACTTTCTTAACACTACCATTTTCAAATTTTACTAAACAAGTAACTTTATTTATTTTAACAATTTCACAATCAAAATACTCAATACTATAACCAATATTTTGTAATGGTAAATTAATACCTGCTTTTACTTTAGTACCTATTTTCATATCTTTATTTAACATACTATAATATAACAAGTTTTACTAGTTTTATCAAATTTATCTAAACACTTTCCCATGCTGTGAACAGTGTACTGAGTACACAGGTAATCAACATAGGAATCAAAGTCAAGGAAAGCCCGAACACAATTAAGTGTCGAGCAACTAGATATGCTATCATCTGCCTAATGCATCAAGCTACTAATGTCAGAACGTCGAATCAATTTGCTCACTAATTTACTCATTGTGTAACGTGTTACGGTGCCTCAGCTGTGTACTAACGTTGGACTTGCTCAAAGGCCTGTCTTAACTAACCACTGTGTGTAATAGTGTGCGGTGATAAATATAACAAAAAATGGTTATTCTAAACAAATAACCATCTTATTTCCAATTATAGTCATATAAACCCCACCATCTCTTAATAACTTATAAAACCTATCATTATAACTATAAAAACTATTATACATTACATCTCCATTTCTATAAATACAAGTCTTTCTATACTCATTATCTAATTCTAATAATACTTTACAATTACTACTTTTAAATTCTTTTCTCAATTTTTCCATACCAATTACATCAATATTTCTATTATTCATAATTTGTCTAACATACTCTCTAACTTTCTTACTTACAACTTGTCTTTTTTTATTCATAATTTTTTTATCTTTTTATATAATATAATATAACTTATTTAACACCAACACTCTAAAAAATTAAAAAAGAGGTTATTTAAACCTCTTCTTTATTAACTTTTGGTCTACCTAATTTTAATAAACCTTTACTTCTTAATTCTTCTTTTCTTTTAAATTCTAATTGTTTTTTACTATTTAAATTAATTGGTCTTCCTTTTTTACCATTTAATAAACCTTTACTTCTTAATTCTTCTTTTCTTTTTAACTCATTTTGTCTTTTAGAGTCTTCTTTAATTGGTCTTCCTTTTTTAATTAAACCTAAACTTCTTAATTCTTCTTTACTTTTTAATTCTAATTGTCTTTTACTGTTTTCAACAATTGGTCTTCCTGGTTTTCTAATTTCTAAATTTTTCATATTTTTTATTTTTTATCTTTTTATTATTATAATATAACCTTTTTATTATTATTATTCTTCTTTTTTTATAATATATTATTTATTTTATTTATATATTATTATTTTATTTATTATAATATAACTTATTTTATATAATATATCTTTTTTATTTAATAACTTTTTAATTATATTTTTATTATTTTTATTTAACATACTATAATATAACCATTTAACATAAAATTATCTTTTTTACTTTTAGTATTTTTAACTGGATTTTAAGTACATATAATGGTGGCAGGAATCTTTTACCACCATAATCCAATACAATCTAATTGGTGTAGGAATCAATTACGACATATTTTCAACCCACACTTTATTGTCTGAGTGAGCATAATACACACATATATTTCTATAATCATGTCTTTCAATACTCTGTAAGTACAGTACTTCATCATGTGTAAATTCACTAAGATCAATGTGACACACTTCACTGTCAGTCAAATTAATAAACTCGTTAAAGTTGTGGTCAATAAAATTATTAATATTATTTTTCATACTATAATATAACATACTACCATAATAAAGTCCAGTTTTTTACTATCTTTTTTTAAAATTAAAACCTAAATTTAATATAAATTATATGTGGTAGGAATCTCTTTAACCCAAACCCAGTATTAACTGTTACATGTAGGAATCTCTTTAACCAAATTAAATTGTAAATGAGTCACATGTAGGAATCTTTTTGTATATATTTTTATGGGGATATAACAGGGTCAGGAGTGGGCACAACAAAAGTGGACAACAACTTAACATTGGAATACATTACCACACATATGTTAGCCACATACATATAAATAAAGACCCACACTTTCGTATGGGTCTACCACATTGTACTTTGGGTTGGATATATTTAACGTTTCCTTGGTTACTGTTAATAATCCACAATACTATCGTGTGAATTTTGTGGTTTAAGCTAGTCTATACCAGTAAAAACTTGAGCCATATTGACTTTCACATATCATGTCTGCTGTACTCGCTATGTCTGCTTCAATTACTACTTCTTGTCTTGCTCCTGTTTGTTTACTTGTTAATTGATACCTGTGTTTTGTCATAATTGTGTTTTTTATTTGATTTTTTTATGTGTTTTATTTATTAATTAAGTACTCTTCTAATACACTACTTACTTGTTCTCTCGTGTCAGTGTCTAGTGAGTAGTACATGTCCCAAATTAATCCGTAAGTTGTTATGTCAGTCATTAATTCATGATTTTGTCTCCAGTCTTTAATTGTTTTATAGTACTCATGTAATTCTTGTTTGAATTGTTCTGGTACTGTAAAACTTCCGTCCTCATATTTTACTCCATTAGTACTTAAGTTATTTATGAATTGTTCTGAAATGTACTTCATAAACTCACGATCTAAATAATCACTACCTACCATTGTCATGTAGTCTTCAATGTCTTCTTCGTCTTGTTCATTGTCGTCTTTTATTTCTTGAATCATGTCCCAATACTCGGGTTCAATCATTTTGGCAAAACTATCTACTGTTTCATTTGTGATATTTACTCTTAATTTTGGGTGAATTTCATTTAATTGTACTTTAATGTACTCGATTTTACTTGTGAATATATTTTCCATCTTATTTTATCTTTATTTTTTTATTACTATAATATAACTTATTTTATTTAAATTATTCTAATTCTTTATTAATATATTTTTACAATCATTTTATAATCTTCTAAATTTACATTACAATTTTCATTATAATATATTCCCTCACCAATATATTTTTCTAAACTTTCAAAATTAAAATCTAAATCAAACCAATCTTCTTCTCTTAAATCCCAATCATATCCAATAATTTCTTCATCTTCATAAGTATTCCAATCACCATTTGCTCTACTTTCAATTAAACCAAATATAAACTTATCAAATTTATTTGTTAAATCAAATTCTTTATTATTTATCATACTATAATATAACTTATTTTACTTAAAATCTCTAAATTATTTTACTTTATTTTAGTTGTCAGGGCGAGACTCGAACTCGCAACAATACAACCTCCTAATGTCTCGCGTCTAAGTGGTTATAGACCGTGGTATTAAGATTGGGTGTGATAACCATTTTCACATTACGTATTACCTGACAATTTAATTAACGTTCTTTTATGAACGTTATAAGATCGTTTAATTCATGAAACCTTAGTTCTTCAATATCATCGTCATTCTGTACTAACCAATTAATGTCTCGACATATATTTAAGTCTTTTATTTCAAATACTACTAACCCCCACTCATCATCATATTCTGTGTCTACTTTTAATGTTACAGTTATGTTTTGATTTAATAATTCTGTTAATAGTTCTAATTCGTTTTGGTCTAAATTTACTTTCATATCTTATATCTTTTTATATAATATAATATAACCTTTTTTATTAAAAAAATCTATTTTTTATTTATTTCAAAAGTAGTATTGTGATGTATTTTAATTTGGTCTGTTGTGTAGTGTCTAACTATTCCACCATCACATAATACTACACACCACACATCATTTTCAAACATACCTGAATTTACAACATAAATCGCGTAACCGTCTTTATTAGTTTCAACTATGACAGGTATAGGACTTTTAAATTCTAACATTGTTTTGGTAAAAATCTATTATTTGTTGTGATTTATTTATTAATTCAATTGCCTCATTGACCTGTTTCTGTAGTGTTTCACAATGGTCTTTGTATGTTTTAGTTAGGACTTTTTGATTGTCAAGTAATTCTTGTAATATCTCAATTCTGTCTTGTAGTGTCATGTTAAAATTGTCCTCCATTAATTACTAATCTACGTCTAAATTGGTCCCTATCTTCTTCAAATACGTTTCTTTCTACAATGTCGTGTTCTGTAATTGAATTATGATATAACCAATCAGTGTGATCTGTTCCACTTATTACTACATTTAAGTGTTTGTTTTCGATCTGTTCTAATTTGTCTATTAATTGTTGTACTGTCATAACTTATTTATTATCTACTTTAATTATTATTGTTTGTTTTCCGAACCATCCATTACCTGTTCCTAATGTAACATTACTTAATCCCAACTCATTTTTAAAATAATTAAAATACTCAGTTATGTTTTGGTCAATTTGATTAGAATCAATATCATGTGATTTGTCTCCAATATATGTTATTTTATATCTTCTAATTGTTTTGTCTTTATTAACGTCATTGTAGTTATAAATTTCTAATCCGAATTTACTTTTAAACTGTTTTTTTATATCTTTTATTTTCATATACTATAATATAACTTATTTTATTTAAAAAATCTATTTTAATCTAAAATAATAACTCTTTTTCTATTTCTTACAACTATATTCAAACCCCCATCTCTTAATAACTTATAACATCTATCATTATAATCATAAAAGTTAATTTTCATACTATACTTAATTCCATTTCTTTCATAATTAATAGTATTTCTATATTCTTCTTTTAATATTTCAAATTTAATACTTTTTTCTTTAAAAAAATCATTTGTTAAAGTTCCTAAATAATACTCACTAACATTTTTATTTTTTAAATAATTTTTAGTAAATTCCACTATTTTTTTACTTACAATTTCTCTTTTTTTATTATTATTTATCATACTATAATATAACAAAAAAAGGTAATAAAATCTAAAATCTTATTACCTTCTTTTAAAAATTAAACTCTTTATTTAACATAAGTTAAATATGGTAGGAATCTATTTACTACTTTTATCAAACATAAGTTAAATATGGCAGGAATCTATTTTTAACTATTTGTTAAGTTTTTTATTACATATCTCATTAATCCGTCTATGTCATTTTGACCTAGTTCGTTGTGCATATTATTATTAACTACGTCTTCAGTTGTTTGTTCTGTGATTTCAATTGTTTTGATGTATTGAAAGTTTTTAGGTGCACACATCACATCAAGTGCTTGTTGTTTTGTTTTATGTCCTTGACCAATATGAAATTTTTTATCATTAGACATATAGATATTTACATAACATACTGCTACTTTATCATACATTTGTAAGTCAAATTTACTTGCATTTGACTCATACCAAAATGTACCTTTTACTGTGTAATTAAGAATTTCATCAGTACCTCCTTTATTTTCACTTTCCAACACTACTATTACTGGAAAATTACCTACATAATTTTCTACTAAATGAATGTATTTTACTTTTCTTCCTGACGTTGTTTCTACTTCTACATTACCTTGTAGTGCTTCTTTTAAATTAAATTCTCTATATTGTTTTTTCATATTTTTTATTATTTGTTATTTCCGTATGTCTCGCTGTAATATCTTACACCATCATCACCACCCGCCCAACAAGCATCAATGATTTGCTCCTTCTCCATTTCTTTGGCTTGTTGAATCACATCTATTACCGAAGTTGTGCTTTGATTTACCTCATTAATTACTCTTTGCCAATCTCTTGTTTGTTGTAGTTTTTCAATCAACCACTCTACTGCCGTTTGTTGTTTATTGTTTGTCATCCTAATTAATTGTTGATACATTTAGTTTAACTTGACTTGATGTTAACATATAAATAACTTTTTCACATTCCTTCCAATTTTTACAACCACTCAAATCAACAGTTATTAAACTTCTTTTTTTATTTTTCATATTATACTATAATATAACTTTTTTATTTAATAAAATCTACTTTTTTAATGTGAATCTCCTACATTGTGTTTTTCTCCGTAGATCAAATAATCTGGATTAATTACTTTAGCTACTTTATGTCTATTACCGTCAACACTTTTAATAACAACACCTTCGTGAGGTACTTTAGTTCCTTCAATTTTGTCAAAAGTATACTTAGTAAGTAAATCTTCAGACCAAACATTAAATTCTAAACTAGGTACGTTTTTAAGTCCTAACCATTCATGAACCACATTACTTAAAGAAGTTCTTTGGTATTCACCATTAATAGTAACATCAAATCCAGCATATTCAAGTTCTGTCAAACCATAATCATAATTCTTTTGAATACCTGGGCCATAAATTTCTCCATAAATCACAATACCATCTTTAGTATTATATAAAGTTTTAGTTAATTTAAAGAAATTCCATAACTTTTCTCTAATGTTGTGTTTTTCAGCTATTGTTCTCCAAACATCAGTATCATAGAAACCTTGTGAATCACTACCTTTCTCAACATTATGAGAACCATACACATATTCATATTCAACCCATTTGTCTCCAAAGAAACGTCTTACTTTGTCCCAAACACTTAATTTGTTTTTCCTAACAATACCATAACGAGCATTAGTACCATGAATCTTTCTAGTTACTTCAACTGTGTCTTCTTCATTAAACATCCCATTAACATTCTTGATGTTAGGAAATTTATAGTAGATTCCAAAGTTTGGATTTTGATTGTATTTAAGTTTACGACCTGAAGCTAATTGTACTTGTCTTACTGGCGGCTCGTATTTAAAGATATTCATTAACTCCATACAATCAGCTCCTTCATAACGGTATTTGTCAGGTATAAAACCAATTGGAATAATCAAACACTCACTATAAACTCCTCTTAATTTAACTGTTCTTACTCTCTGACCTTTTCTCAAGTAATTAGTAACATTCATTTTATCACTTAATTCTTGAGGTATAACAGCGTCAGTAGTGGCTACTACAACTAAATCATCTACTTTATAACTGTCTTTCTTAATAATACAATTCCAGCCACCAATAACACCTAACTCAATGTTATCAGCGCCTTCAATAGACTTAATCTCATTAATACGAGCCACAAAACAAACACTATTATTATTTTCCATATCTTTTTATTTACTATAATATAACATTTTTTATTTAAAAAGTCAAATCTTTTTTTACTTATGCCAAATTGTCATACATAAAGTACCTATTAACCACCCAATTGTACAACTTCCAACTAACATTCTAATTATGTTTACTATTGGACTAAATTGTGGTAATAGTGAGATTAAAAATACTAATGTTATTAGTGTGATTAAAGCGATTTTTACTAATTTTATTTTTATTAAGTTTTTCATATTATTTTTGTTGTTTTAATTTTATTTTAATCAATTCCACAACTTCAACCATGTCTCCAGGTTCTAATTCATCCATCATGTCAATAATTGCTTTCTTGTCGTGGATTGGTGATTTTTTAAAACTGTCGTTACTCATTTTCTACTTTTTCTTTTTTACCATCTAACAATCCATTAAGATAACCATTTATCCACATTATTTTTTCTGTTGGTGTCATAGTTACTTTCATCATTCCATTTACCTTTTCATTAAATGCTTTTTCACCTTTTTCCATAAAAAATGAAGCGTTTTGTTCTAAATTGTCCATATTATTTTGCTGTGTCTTTAATGTTTGATTTTACTGTTTCATCAATGTACTCATCCATTTTCTTCAAAATCAACTCAGTTGTTTTGTATGGAATTTTATGTAATGAAGTGTCTTTTTGTACATAGTCCATTGTTTTACCACCTGCGATAATCAACATTGCTTCTTTAGTATTAGGTATTAATATAGTAAATACTAATAATAAAACTGGTATCCATACTCTGTTTATGAAATACTTTCTTTTAGTTTTTAGTTCTTTTTCTCGTTCATCATTATAACAATCAAATATTGATATAGAATAACCTATAATTCCAATACCTATAATTAATCCTGTGATAACTGATGCTGCTGCAAACATTCCTTGAATGCTTGACAATCGTGTCAACCAATAAATTGATGCCATGTTACTCATATTTTTCTTATTTTTCTATTCGTGTATAAATGTATGTTGTGTCACAAATTGTGTCTTTACACACAATTCTCATTGTTGGTTTTAATTGTGTTTTAGTTTCAATCGTTTTATATTCAGTTTCTGCTAAATCAAAACCAAGAATAAATGTAAATAAAACTAACAGTAATGTACAAACTGTAAATATTCCTTTAATTCCCTCTTCATCACAAGCATCATGAAACACTACATTTATGAAAAACAATATTATTACTGTTAAAAATATTATAGCTCCTATCATACTCCCGCCTCCCACTCACTTACAACAAACTCTAACTTTAAAAAATCAACTTCACCACTATCATTTGATAATGCTATTGCTCTGAATCCACCAGTTGCAACTTGAACAGGTACTTCTGGAAGTGTGTCTTGATATTCGTTTTTTCTTAAGTTGTAAACACTAATCAGTAAGTGTCTAGCTGTGTCTTTTAAGTCTCTAATACTTGGAACAGAAGGATGTGTACTATACCATTTCCAATCTAATGCCACCATAGTATCATGTACCTTTTCAAAATCAAATTCATTCAAAATGTCATCAACCATTGTTACTAGTGGATCAATTGATTTTACTTCAACTGGGTTTAGTTTATTTAAAAGTGTTTGTAACTGTGTCACTTCGTCTTGTGTTAAATTTTCTATTTTCATAACTTTTTATCTTATATAATATAACAAATTTTTTATTAAAAATCAAATCTTTTTTAATTTACTACATCTAAATCTAAAAACTTAAATAAATCTTCATTTATATTTGGTGATGATCCATAAAACATATCATTTCTATGAAAATCCACATATAAAAAATACATTTCTATATATGCATAATCAACATAGTCTCCCATAACATCATCTAATGTCCAATCATGTTTTTTTATCATCATAAGTTTAAATAATTTGCTAATACTGATATTCTAACTTGAACTGGATAAAAAGCAAAATGGTCATACATTACATATAACTCATATTTAATTTTAGTCATATCTTCAATTTTACTATATTCCATCATAAATAAAAATAATTACACATTACAACATTTCTTACTTCATAAATTCCACTATACCACTTATCATTAAAACATCTATAAATTGTGGTAGGTGTGTATTTCACATAAGCCATATCATATATTTTACTGTATTCCATCATAAGTCTAAATAATCTAATAAGTTGATGTGTTTAGTGTAAGAACCAACTGATTGTATGCAATGAATTCTATAATTAGTATAAGCCATATATTCAATATCAGTCCTGTGTATCATAAGTCTAAATAATCTGTTAATTCATACAAAAACCACTTTACATTTACGGGGTTTGATTTTAATTGTTTACTATATAAACTAAATTCTTTATTTATAGCGTATACACTGTGGTGATAATCACCTGATATCCACCGTATTTTAATTTCATCTATCATAAGTCTAAATACATTATCATATCATTTACAATATGTTTAGTATTTGTTTGAAATGAATAATATAAGTGTTGTGTTTTGTAAGTACTAAATACCCGATTTATTACACCCACACTGTGTCTATTTTCACCTGCTATCCAATTTATACGAGAGTTACTTATCATATATCAAACCATATTGCTAACTCATGTGGTTCATGAATTGTGTATTTAAAAAAATACCAATTTGTGAACTCGTCACGAGCATAATGTTGTATTGTTCTTTTACTTATCATATATCAAACCATTCACCTAAACTATTTCTATTAAAATACTTAAATTTCAAAAAACCATGTGATATATACTCCATGTTTTTGTATGTTGATATTTGTGACCAAGTCATTACAATCTATTAGCTATAGTCTTGATAAATTCTTCTTCAGCTACAGTTAATTGAGTTCTATTTGAATGAAGTTTAGTAATTGCTTTGTCCCATTCTATGTCCATCAAGTTTTTCTTATCTTCACTAATATGAACAGTTTCTGGTAAATGACCATTTACTTCTAACCAATCAATTACATCATCAATTTCATAACTACAACATGATTCCATAAATTCATCTACATCAATGTCTATGTCTTGTCTTAAATATATACTTGCCATATTATATTAATTTTGCTAATTGAATAAAACCCCACATAATTACTACTGCTGATACTAATGCTGTGATTCCAATTCCTAAACCAACAGCAACTGTGTATAATACTTTATTTAACTTATCCATATTAATTAAAACACACTGTTAATACTAGTGACACAACTGATATTACAAATAACATTGTAATACCTAAACCATAACTTGAATTTACTATCTTTTTCATATTTTTATTTTAATATTTCTTCTAATATATCAGAAGCTGTTTTACAATAACCATTCAAATAACCTACTTCAAATGCTAATTTACTTACATTATCATTACTGTATGTTTTAGCTGCTTTATCAGCGTCTACACCAGCGTTTTTTAGAACTTTAATTAATTCTTTAATTTGTTCTACATCAAAATTATCTAATTTTTTACCCTTCATAACCTTTATTATTTTTTCTATTATATACCTTTTTACTTCCTTTTACTTTCTGTGTCATATTACGTCTAATGAGTTGCATCATATGACGTTGTTCCTGACTGTGTCTATTATTTTTTATCTCATTTTTCATACTATAATATAACAGATTTTTCTAAAAAAATCAATCTTTTATATCATAAATATTTTTTAAAAGTGTTTCATGTAAAAAGTTGGCCCAATCTTTACCATCAATTATATGTTTAGTGTATTTAATTTTAGGTTGTTTATTGTATTCAATTCGGCCCTCAGTTGATTGTTGTACTGCTGAATTATCAGTTATTCTATGTGGTTGTGTCATCTTCAATCATTAGTTCTAAAATTTCTTGATATTCTTTAATTGGTACCCATCTTTCACCATCAAATATATATTCATCATCCCAACTCATAAATTCTTTATTGTTTATTAATTTAATGTTAAACATTTTTCCATTTTCTTGAGTGAACGGTTCTTAATTAACCTAATACTTTCCTTATTCATATCATATTCTTCAGCTATTTCATCCATATTTAATTGTTTGCCTTCAATTCCATATAGTAATTTAACAATATTTTTGTCTCTATCATTTAATTTACTGAGTAAATACTCAACAGTTGAATTATAAATTGCTTGTGAATCAGCTAATTCAGCTCTATCATTATTAATAACATCTAATAATGTACTGTCTTCACCTATTGGTCTAAATAAATCAGTTGTAGTGGGTAAATTAGTCATTTCATCAGACATTTCTATGTTTTTTTCTCTTCGTTTAATAATTTCTTTACTTAATTGTTGAGAAATATTATGAGGCAATCTAATAACTCTACTATTATTATTAATAGCATTGTAAATTTTAGCTCTGATCCAATAAATAGCATGTGTATTAAATTTAGTTCCTCGTTTCCAATCAAATGACTCAATAGCACTTAATAGTCCATCATTACCTTCAGCAATTAAGTCTTCAAATTCAATTCCACTTCCAATAAATCTTTTAGCCTGTTGGATTACAAATCGTAAATGACCTGTTACTATTTCTTTTTTCAGTTCATCTTTAACTGATTCATCAACAGTATCATCATTAATTAGTTTTTTAATTTCTAACTCACGTTGAGTATTCATTTTTGGAATACGACTTAATTCTTTTAAGTACAAATCAAAACTACTTTTTTCTTTTATCATTTTATAATATAATATAACGTTTTTTTCTTAAAAAGACAAACAAATTTAAAAACTTTTCAACTCAAATGGCCAGAATAATCTGGCCTTAGAGTTAAATAAAAAGATAAAAAATAATTTAAAAACTAACCTAATAATGTAGGAATCAGTCACCGCCAAAAGCCCGTAACTTATTAGTTACAAGCAGTGGCAGATATAAAAGATAAAAAATAAAAGCTTAATTGTCCTCGTCAGTATAGTAATTAATATCATCAAATTTATCAATTGATATTAACATAGTTTCTAATGAGTCGATAATGTTTTCAAGTGGAAGTGTTACTTGATTGTCTATGTCTTCAATAACATCATCACTAACTGAACTGTCAAACTGTACCGCGTCTAATTCATTTGAGATAGATTTTAAATTATCTAATATCTCATTCATTGTATCTAAAATTTCTTGTGTCATAGTATTTTCACTACCAAAAGCCCCTAACTTGTTAGTTAGGAGCTGATGGTGTTTATTAATTATTATTTTAATACATATGTTGCCAAATCTTTATCTAATAACATCATTTGATATTTCTTTTGGTCGGCGTTGTAAATACCTTTAACCATATTAAAACAAATGTCAGTTGTAAATATATCTGACTTAACTATTAATTTAATTCGTTCAATAATTGATTTTTCAACCTTATTGTCCTTAGCGAATTTGTCTAAATAATTTACTAATCGAGTACTAATAGTAGAGGCAATGTCTGCTCTGTATTTTTCTTTAATTCCAATAATTTCTTTTAATGTTTTAACTACATACTCATCACTTGACTCAATAATACTCTGAGGTGAAATAATTTTATCTAATTTATTATTGATAAACATTGTGAACATACTACTAAATTCACTACCTACTGAACCCTCACCAACCATTTGAATCAAAGGCAAACTATCTTCAAACGATTTAATACTACTAATACTATTAAAGAACATAACAGCACTTCTACTATTTACTTCTTTATTAATTAGTTCTGGATTCATTAACATAAAATTAATACAACGACCATCTATATTACTATTCTCAGCCCATTTAGACCAACAATCCATATCAAATTTTAATTGAACACTAATAAATCGTGTTTTCTGAGCGTTGTCAATAGTGTTTACTAAATAATCACCATTGTCAGGATTGGCGGTTAATATGATATGCCAATCTTTAGGCAATGTCCAACTAATATATTGTTGTCTATCAATCAATTCCATTACAGCTTGAATAAACCTTGTGTCAGCTCTATTCCAATCATCTAATAACAAAATACCACCTTGTTCTTTATTGGCAATCCATTCAGGTGGACAATAACTCATTCTATTTTTACCTGTAGTTTTAAATCCTTCAGATTTAGTATCATCAAGTGCTGGTTCATCAACATACTTAGTAACTGTTCCATTAGTAACTTCAAACTGTCTAATTGGAAAACCTACTAAATCACCAATTTCTTCAATTTGAGCTAAGTTCAACTTAACAAAATTCAAATCTAATTCTTCAGCTAACTGAACAATACTAGATGTTTTACCAATACCTGATTCACCAATAACCTCAATACTAACTGGTCCCTTACCATTAGCTTGTAAGTGTCTGTTGTTGTCAATAATGTGACCTAAAAATTCTTTTAACTCGCTCTGGTTAATACTTACTAATTCTTTTTTCATATCTTTTATTTTTATCTTATTTTATACTATAATATAACTTTTTTTACTTTAAAACTCTAATTTTTTTAATCTTCTTTAAAAACAAGATCTAAAATTTCAATTGTATCATTGTTATTTAATTTTTTAAATCGATCATTAATATTACTAATTAAATACTTTTTAATAAACACTTCATGTTCACTTGATTTAAACTTACTATACATACTCATTCCAAATACTTCCCAACTTTGATTCCATCTAATTTTATTAGCACTTAGATATGTTAGTAACGCTTTAAAATTCTTATTAGAATACTGTGACATAGCATTGAATCTACTTGTTTTATTAAATGTTTCATTCATTAATAAACTAATTTTAAATAAGTTATTTTCAACATTAATATTACTTAACATTTCAATACCTAAATTAAATGTAGCTGTGTCTTTAGCTAACATCATTCCTTGTAATGTATCATAAATGTCTTCATCTAAATCCAAACCATCTTTATTTAATGTACCAACTGCTATATCATCATAAACTAAAGTAGCTTTAGTACCTATTAATGAATAAATAAATTCTAATGACTCATTTTGTTTTTTATTTCTATAACCATCAACCATCCAACCTTTTACTTCAGTACAATTATTTAATACATTTTGGTATCCAGTGTCTTGAGTATTATTTGGATACAACCAAACATTCATACCATCCATATCATTATTAATTGATTTAACATCACTATTATCTACTTTATTGAGTGTTTTTACTTCCCAATTCAACATCATTTTAATAGTTTCACGACGAACAATAATAACATCAGCTTTACTTAGTAATGTAACCTTTTTCAAGTTATTATCATTAATAAATTCTTTTAGTTTATTTCTAGGTATGTCACTATTTTTATCAATTAATATATTTGTTTTTGGTTTTAAAGTAGGCATAGTATCTTTAATACTACTAATAAATGTTTTAATTTTATTAACATCAGTTTCATCAATAAAATCATTTGTGGTCCAACTAGTTGTTCCTAATGACCAAGTCATGTTGTTAGACCATCCTTGTCTTACCATTCTGTAATATTTTTCTATTTTCATAATCTTTTTATCTTATATAATATAACTTAAAATCTTAAAATAATCTATTTTTTTTTAATTAAACATAAAATTTCTTATTGTTTGTTCTAATGTTACTTCACTCATACGAGTATATGTTGCTTTTAATTCATCACCAAAATAAGCTGTTACAACATATGTTCCTGATGGATTTTTATACATTTGAATTTTATCTACATAAACCCAACCCTTTTCATTGTGTGGTATGTCTCTACCATTTTTATTATATGCTTCACCTTTATGAAATACTTCATCCAATTTCAATTGGTGTTTATAACCATTATATCCATTTCTAAACATGGTACCTAGTTTTTTCATTTCTAAGTAACTATTATATTCATTTATATGAGTGTCAATTACAGGTTTAAATATAGTGTTTATATTAATAAAACCTTCATCTAATATACTTTGAATATAATACATTAATTTATATATAACATGTCTAAATTCAACAAAATTATTTACTTCATAACTTTCATTGTAAACAAATGCTGGTTTAATTTGTTTTATTTTAAAAGTAGTCCAATCTAAATTTATATTTATTAAACTATTTTTATTTAGATATGAGTCGTCACTATAATAGAATATTTCTAATCTTCTGTCTTCATTAATCATCTTAGCTTCAAGTTTAGGCCCATCCCATTTAATACTTTCAACAAACTGTTGTAAACAAATGTTCATAATTGATTGTTGTTTATTAATAATATCAATGTACTTATCATTAAGTATTTGTTCTAACTCGTTTAGATTATTTTCTAAGTTCATAACTTTTTATTTAATATAATATAACTTAATTTTTAGAAGATGTCTTATTCTTTTTACTTTTTTCTAATAAAAGTTGTTGTTCTAAAGACAACATATAACATACTCGACCCAGTGCTCCTTTAGACATTGATTCAAGCATAAACAGTTCCTCATCCTTACAGTTGAGGAACCATTTGCTTAATTGACCATTTAATTTCATTATTTTACTATTTCAATTAATTTTTTAAGACAAGTAAGTTCTGCTGTCTCGTAAGTAAGATGTGCACTTATAATCAAGCCGTTTTTTAACAAGTTATAACCTAAATCAAGTTTCTTATCATCAATTGGTTTAATTACTAAGCATAAACCATATTGCTCTCTAAACCATCTGAATGCTTGTGAGTAGGTTAGTGCCGCAACTAAATCTACCCATTCACTATTTTTTGCTAAATATGGGAAATCTTTGAATATTTCCCAATTTACATACTTAAACTCTTTATTAGGTTCATAATATCCAAAACAAGGTTCATTAAATCCAAGTTGCTTTAACTCTAAAGCAAGTTCGTAGGGTATAAATTCTTTATCCATTATTTTATTGTTTGTATTTCCAAATAAATTTATTAGCTGATTTTAATTGTCCTTTTAAACACATACTGATTCCACCATGGTTTGTTCCTGTTTGTCTAGAAGCTTCTGCTCCTGATGGCCATTCTTTAATAAATTTACCATTAATATCATACTGTTGTACTGGTATACTATTTTTGTCTCCTATTTTCTTTCCACGTTCTGGGTCTTTATAACACATATGTCCTATTTTCTTTTCTTTTATTTTATTTCCCCATTCTTGTTTTGCTTCTTCATTCATATTACTATGACTTTCACTTATTTTAGTACCCCATTGTTCTTTTTCTTCTTTGGTCATACTAGCGTGACCAATACTGATGTTATTACTTATTTCTTGTCTTCGTTCATCAGTCATTGATTGTTTAGCTTTTTTTATACCTACAGACATTTTATCTTTAGTATGTTGTTCTCTAGGTCCTCCACCACTATCATATAAACCTAAAAATAATACTTTATTCCAATCACCATCTATTTGATCTAAATAGTACTGCTTCCAGTGTGTTTCTCTTTCGTCTAATAATTCAACACTACATTCTTCAATTATTTCAAAATTATGTTTATCCCATCCATATTTGTTTAATGAGTTAAATATTTTTACTTGCTTTTTAACAGCGTTTATGTTTATGTAATGTTTTTTTCTTTCATTAATATCAAGAGATTGGCCTATATATACCTTACCGCTTGGTGATGTTATTTTATATATGCCAATCATCTTATATAAATATTATTTATTGTTATTTTTGATTTGAATAACAGTACCTGGAAAATTCTCACTATTAGCAGTTGTTCCATTACTACAAACAACAAATAACATTGGAATTAATGGTGTTCTAACTGGAGGCGGAACATAAAGATCAGTTAAATAAATTAAATTTTGATATTTACCGGGTGTTTTAAATATTTCTTCCATTACTGGGTCCATACTTGTTCCTCCACGACCTTGAACCCTTAGAGCTTCTTCTTTTAATCCGTTGTATTCATATGTTCTATGTACATAAGAATCACACTCCATAATAGTTACTTCAGTACCTGATTTAAAAATATGTTCAATTTCATTAAAGAACTCAACTAAATCATTATCACTAACACTACCTGATGTATCAATAGCTACTAATGTTTTACGTTTAGGATTAATTTTAATAGCTGGACCTGAACCAAAACGAATATTTGGTTTTTTACGAGTCTTTTTAGTCTCAATCTTACTCGCTCTAGCTCCAAAACGTCTTAGATATGACTTCCAATCAATAACACTTTCAGTCTTTTCAAACAACTTATCAATATAACTACTTAATTCACCAGGTATTGTTCCTCTTGAACGTTGTACTTGTTCAGCTACTTCTTTCATTTGGTGATCGATTTGTTTCTTAATCAGTTTCTTTTCTGCTTCAGACATATTTTCAAATTCTTCCCACAATGAATGTTCATCAGCGTGTCCCTGTCCTCTAAACCATTCAGCAAATGATTCACTTCCACCACCACCTTGTCCTTGACCTTCACCTTCACCAGTACCACTTCCACTTCCATTTCCATCACCTTCTCCTTCACCTTCACCTTGTCCACCACCACCTTGTCCTTGACCTTGTCCTTGACCTTGTTGTTGTTTATCATATTCATCAAGTTCAGTTTGTAGTAAATCATAATACACTCTAGTACCTGCTTTAGGTGGTAACTTAACACCTTTAAACTCACCATTTACAATTTCTAATCCTTCCCATGTCTCACCTTTCCAATGATCTTCAATAAACTGATTAATTTCTAAATCAGCAGCTACATTTAGTAGTTGTTTGTCTTTAAACCGATCAAACATTCCTAAGTGTTCAAAGGCAATATGTAGTAATTCATGTTTCAAAATCGCTACTTTAGTATTAATATCTTGTTTATCATAGTAATCTGGATTAACTACTAATTTAATATTAATTCCATCTTTAGCTACACATGCTGTTTGTACAGCTGTATTAAAGTCTTTATTTAGTCCTACTAAGAAATAACCATAAAATGGTTCTTTTAACATTAATGTTCTTCCTGCTTTCGCTACGTCTTGTTGTGTATTTATACTCATATCTTTTTATTTTATACTATAATATAACTTATTTACTTAATTAAATCAAAATTTTCTAATACTTCTTTTAATTTTTTATATTGAGTAAAGTTAAGACTAGCAGATTCATGTTTACGTTTAATGAAATCTAACGCTTTATCAAGTCCTAATAAATCTAATTTTAACATTGCTTCTTCACCAACACGATTAAACATACCTTCACTACCTACTGTAGATGTGCTACATCCTATTAGAATGTCACGTTTGAATTCCTCATATCCACCTGGTTTAATTGAACCTAAATTTGATCCATAAGTGTTCCTACGTGAGGCTTTATTAATTTTACGTGCAGTTTCTTTGCTTGTATGTTGGAGAGAATTACCAGTCTTATGAAATGTTAAATTCACTGTTCCATATACCTCAGTATTAGCACATTCAATACATTCATTATATCCTAATTCAATTCTTTTATTAGGTAAATTTACTCTACATTTTATACATTTACTCATATCTTTTATCTTACTATAATATAACAAGAAAAATAGTTAAAATCATCTTTTTATTAAAGATTTTTATTCTTCTATTAATGGTGCTTCATGCATCCATCCAACTCTATTTACAGAACTTAAACTATAAAATAATTTATTCATGTTTCCTCCTCGTCTATTCTTACTAAAGTGTAAATAACGTTCGCCATTTGGTTCAAATTTTAAATGAGCCATTGCTGTAGTCATATGTTTTAGTTTATTACTACCTGCAAACCCACCTGACTTAGTCACTTGTTGTATAATTAAAAATGATGTGTTACGTTTAGAATTATTTAAGCCCATATTATGATACTCAAATAACTGTAGTAAACGTCCTGAAGCGCCTTTATTAGTACCACCATGATAATCAACCATCATGTCTGCTACTTCAATCATACTATCTACTAACACACAGTCATAACCTGGTTTTAATGCTTCAGTAATTACTTGTTCTGGATCTTCATCTGCATAGTCACCTAAAAACAAAATATCTAACTTACCAAATTTAGGATAACGTTTAACATAACCTACCATATCAATAGCATTCATTTCACCTGAAATAAATAAACATGATTTATTATTACTTTGTAAATCACCTAACATATCTAATAATACAGTTGTTTTACCTACACCTGGATCACCTGTAACTACAATATTAGTACCTGGCATTACACCTCCATCAGCACTAAAGAATTGATCTACTTTAGTATTAGTTTTCATAGGTGTAAATAAATTCTTGTCAAATGACAATTCATTCATTTTAACTGTTTTAACTACAATCGCTTTAGACTTAGTTGTGGTTGATTTACTTGGTCTTCCTCTTTTTTTCATAACTTTTATTTATTATAATATAACTTATTTTACTAAAAAAATCAAATTTTTGATTTAAGTTCTTGAACATGTTTACAATTACCTTTTGAACGAAAATATCCCATACAAGAACAGCTAAACTTTTGATTATTTGGATTGTAGGTAGTTTTGTATTTACCCATTCCACTTCCACTTTCAAATGTTTCTACAACTTTTTCTACTTTATCAACTGGTCTAATCCATTTGATGTCTTTAATTGTTGTTTGTGGATGTACTTTAATATTTTGAGGCACAATATATAAACCATCTACACGTTTCATTAATGCAGGTGCCATGTATGGGTGTTCTACTTCATAAGTAAAACAAGAGGAGGCTACAGACGTCACATTGTCTTCAGGAATGTAATTTCGTGTTGTAGTTTCTGAATAAATGATTTCATCTGTAACCCGTCCGTCTTTGTAGTGTTTAATTTCTCTATGTAATGACATTTTATTTTATCTTTATATTATAATATAACAAAAGATTTTATAAAAGTCTAAAATTTAATATTCTTCTTCAACTACAACAACTTTTTTCTTTGGTCGTTTAGTCGCTAAATCAGCTAACCATATTCTAAGTACAGCTAATTTTTGTAAGTTAGTCGATTTGCTCACTAGTAATTTCTCCTGTGGTAATGTTTAATTTACCTAAACCGTATTTAGTTTGTAATTCTTCTTGAATTCTTTCACGGTTTGACAATGATTCATTTGCTTTTTCAAGCCATACACGACGTTCTGCTTTCATGTTTTCAATTTCTAATGTGAATTGACCTACATTGAATGATGCTTGTTCGTACTCGCCTACTGTTTTTTGTAGTAGTTCTAGTTCTTCTGGTGTTAATTGTTTATTTGACATATTATTTATTTCTATTGTTTCCTTCATATAATCCATAAAACCAACTATTAAATTTATTTCTTAGTTTACGGAGTATTTTTGTTATCTCAATTTTAGTCTTACGTTTAGCACATTGGATAATAATAAAATTATCTATTTCTTCTTTTGATTTCCAGTATGCTTTAAATGCTCGTTGAAATGATTTTTGATCCATTTTCAACATGGTAAAGAAAGTACTACGTTGAGTAATATCTTCAAATTTCCATGTGTAATTTTCATAGTTGGCTAAGTGAATTTCTTTACTAGCTTCACCTTTTGTGTACAATTCAAACCCATATCTATTTGGTTTAAATATTAAACTATCATTTTCATCAATGTGGTAATAAAAATTATTCATATTTTTTTATTTTATATAATATAACAAAATTTACTTTAAAAACCTATTTTTTTAGAAGAAGGAGCTAAGTATTCTTCCTCATCAATATTATAGATTTGAGCTAATGTTAGTGGTTCATCTGTAGTTGATTTACTACCTAATTTACTTAATAATTTATTACTGTGATCTACATCTAAAGCATCAAACTTATGTTCAGCAATCAATCTACCTTTACGAAGCAATGCTGAGTCAATTTTATTACGATTCATATTAAAACTACAAATAATTTGTATTTTCATAATGTCACCCATAATACCATCAGTCATATTTAATATATTACTTACTCCAACTGCACTCCCACCATTGCCTCTTTCACTTACTACTCGTTCTGCATCTTCAATTACTAATACACTATTACTGTTTTGAGCTAAAAATGGAATAAATTCAGGTGATGTAATTGCCTCAGTTAAAAATGGTGGAACAAAAATAACATTCTTATCTTTAATTTGACTTACTAACCATTTGATGTATGTTGTTTTACCTGTACCTGGTTCACCATGTAATAATACTAAACCTCTATTATTATCTTTATTTAATTCACTTACAATTTTTTCACTTACAGGAACAAAATCACTACCATAATTTGATTCTAATTCTAATGTTGGATTTTCAATGTCAAATTCTTCTAAGTCAAAACCATTACGATCTTGTGATACTAAGTAAATTTGAGACATAGTAATGTCTTCGTTTTTATACTCATATTGATTTAAACTTTCCATTAACTCAAATACTTCTTTTTCATTACTGCTGTCATATGTGATTAAAATACTTACTGAACCTAGTACTTTAGGATTTTCAATAATTTCTTCAATTTTATCATTACTTATGTTTCCTTTTCCTTTAGGCCATTGTACTTCAGTATTAGTATTTAATGATATACAAATTGCTCCTTTGTTTTGAAACTTAATAAATTGTTTTTCACGAATACTTAATTTTTTATCACTGTCTATTCTATATGATTGAGTAACTAATTCATAGTCATTTTCAAATATTTCAATTATTTTAGTGTCATATGTTAAACTTGACTTAAATGTATGTGGAACAACTCCAAATGTCATTTGAATTAAATTTTCAGGTTTGAAACTACCTCCATCTAAAACACCATCTATATTGTGTTTAATAACTTCTTTTAAATCTTTTAATTTCATCTTATATAATATAACAAAGAGAGTTTGAAAAAACAAACTCTCTCTTTTTTTGTATGTGGGACCACCAGTAGTTTATTTCAAAACTATAAAATTTAAATCTGAAATTACTTTGTTAGCTATTTTCTTATGTCCATTAGGATTCATATGACATAATCCATCCCAACAGTCTGTTTTAGCTACTACTCTAGTGTCAATTACTTGAGCAAATTCCATATTTGTACTTAATAATGCTTTTTGAAATTCACTGTACTTGTGAGCATAGTTTTTATTAGGTGTATTAGTACATTTTATTGGATCGAATCCAGTTATAACAACACATTTCACTCCTAAACCATTACACATTCTCGCAATTCCTTTAATATTATTAACTGCTTCTTTAACTGTAATACTAGTTGTATACATGTCATTAGCTCCACCATACACAAAACAATAGTCAATTTTATTATTTAATTTAAGATGTGCTTGTTCTAACATCCAATAAGTTGTTTTACCTAATATTGATACATT